GTTAAAAATTTCAGAGGTATTCATAATAGGTATCCTTTAGATTATTTATCAATATGTTTTAGATAATTTGGTTTTTGTTTCTTCTAATCTCACCTTGGCATCAGTTAATCTGTCTGCAAAAAGTGGGATTAATTCAGAGTTAACCGAGTTCATCTTATGTCTGTAAAATTTGATGTTTTCTAAACATCGAAAGTATTCTTGATCTAGTTCGTATATGACATCTTCTTGTGGGGCAGATCTATGTACCCCTTTGTGTAAGAAAAATATGATATGCAATGCACTGGAAAACAGCGCAATATTGTCGTAGACTGCTTCTTTGGTATATAAGTCAATGATAGAATAGTCGTTCTTTTTATGTACATTCAAACTGAATCTGTCATAGAACACTAGACTGCGTTCCTGTTCTTTCATAGTGACCATCATACCTAATATATTTTTAGGTATAGCATCATCCAGCATTGCTGCCACTTTAGACGATAGTCTATCTGCGCCTTTTTTATCTACTGAATAGTTTGTAGATAATTGCTTGTTTTTCTTCATCGTATATTCTATCTAATAATCCAAGACTAGTCATTTGTTCTGCTAGTTTTTGCTTTCGTTCATCTAAATCTTCTCTTGAAATTTGAGTAGATTCCTTAATTTCTTTAACGAGTTCTTGTTGCTCGTTGGTAATCATTGTTTTGATGCCGGATGCTAGTTCAACTATTTTCATTTTGCAAACTTCTTCCATCCACTGGCTACAGCACTTGTAGTTCCAGTGTCATCGCGTTCTTTACTTTTTCCACTTAACTTAATACTTTTGACACCCATTAGCTTATCGGCGGCATCCATTATTTCTACATCAGCATCACTGTAACCGACCATACCCAAGTTTTCTGCCCAGGCGCTTTCTTGTTCAAAGTCGTCAGCACTGTGGGAAGCGGCCGCGGCCAATGCAATACCATAGCGCAGTTGCATGTACGTATCTGTATTCCGAACTTCTGGTTCAATTCTAGCATTGGGTATAGATTGATCTATACCACGTTTTACTGTACCAAAATCTTTCATATGGCCGCCACCATATCCTTTATATGATTCGGAAACAATATCTTTTATTCTCATCTGTTCTGTAGCCTTTGAAGTAAACTTTGAATCTGTTTTACTTCTGGTTTATTCTTGTTCATTGGGTCTGTGACCATGGCTTCTAAATCACCTTGGTCGCTGTCTTGTGGTCCGTTGGGATTGACTGGTTTATTTGCTGTGCCAGGTAATGCACCTACTGTGCCCTGAGGCTTGATTGGTTTAAATCCGCTGGTCTGGGCACCTTGTGCGCCAGCATATTCTGTGGCAACACTGAATCGAGGATCGTGCTTACTTAAAATGTTTCTAGCAGAATCCATGTTATCTTTACTCACAGATGATATTAAATCCAATACTTCTGAAAATTTAAGTGAATTAGAAATTCCGGCAATTTCAGAATCACTGATTTCCCCGCTGGGATCTGTGAATCTTATTATATCTGTTAAACTTCGATCATCTGCCATATATTTGTTACCTTGCGTTTGTTGATTTATTCATTGTCTTCAATCGTTTACTCAAAGGATTAAATGCTTTTGTTCTCTTTGATTTTCTAACGATTTTAGCATTGAAGCGTTTTCTAATTCGCCTCATCATAAATCTCTTCTTCATATTTATCGCTTTACTACAAGCACTGACGTTGGCAACTGTTCTGCCTTTTTTCTTGCCGCTGGTGCAACGAATCATACGTTTTAATTTCTTACCACGCTTGGCCCAAACACGTTTAGCCTCTGTTAAAGTCTCTTCTGTGTCTTCGACTATGACTTCAAATTCCATCATTTTAATATTGATATAATACTATCTGCATGTGCGCTGGCCCAACTTACCACTATCATGCCGCCACCAAATGTATACATCCATTTGTCTTTGAACCGTTCCATGGCAGAAATCTTTTTAGACATTTCGGCATGTTGGGCACAACTAGATTGATACATCTCTTCTAATTTTTCTTCGATGGTATCTCTAGTTTTATCTAGACAATTGTGCAGGTCTTTTACGTCTACTTTTAACTCGTCAAGTTTCTCATTGAGATTCTCGACCTTAGTTTCGACTATTCCTAGTCTCTCTATTGTGGTTGCCATTAACACGAACTCCTTATAAAATGTGTTCTTCTTATCTCAAATGCCTAAGTTTGTGCCAATGGACTGGTGCCTAATTATGTAATGTATTTATCTAAATTATAAGTTATCGTTACGGATAAAGTATATATTAAGTTGATCGGCGGCGCCGGTTTCAAATACATTATTATCAAACGTAGCTGTTTCATCTAAGTCATCGTATACTGGTAAGCCATCAATATCTCTAACTAAAGATGACACTGATATGGCTCCGATTCGTTCACTGGCGAATCGTAATACCCACATATTGTGATTGCCTGTAAAATCTGTGCCAAAATCATAGTCAGTGACATCTGCCGCTGTAATTTTTTCCACGCTGGATAATATAGGTTGACTACCTAAACTGATTGCTTGTAGTAAAGAATTTAAATTCTGTGCTTGTTCATATGAGTTGCCAGCATTAGGATCATATACCCCTGTATCTGTAATATCTACCAATGTGTAGCAACTAAAAAATTCAATGTTGCCACCAACAACTTCGCCTGTTCTGTTTGTGCTCTGTGCCATGTTAATTCTCCTGTTAACGTATTTAACCTTTTATTTCAGTCAAAAGAAAACCGCAGTAAACTGCGGCTTCCCATCCCGAATAAAGTTAATTATTAAGATTTAGAATGCTACGTTAGCGACTGTGTAACCAGTAGCCGCTGAAACGTCTGCACCTTCGATGATCATGTTAACAACATCACTTGTACCGGCTGTGAAAGCACCGATAGCTGTGATTGTACTTGTCAACTGAACTGTCTGTACCAAAGCATCTAACTCTGATTGTGTAATGTTTGTCTTAGCAAAAGACTTGATGAATACGTCGCGACCGATCGCTGTAAATGGGGCTGCATTTGCCATAATAAAATTCTCCTAATTTGTTTCTTCGAAAACTTTGTTTTCTTAAGTTTATTTATCTTCTTTTTAAGATATTATACTATCTACTGTTTGTTTTTTGGGCCAGTTAGTGCATAGCCTAACTTGTATCCTGCTATTAAACCAGCCGCTGGGGCCAGGGTTGCCAGCCATCCTTTTTTACCAGGCTCCGGTTTTTGTCCATAGCCCAGATTGGCAAGTTCTGCATCTACTGGAGCATTTAACTTGTAGCCTTTGGTTTTACCCAAGTCTTCTAGGAACACTGCCATTTCACTGCGTTTCGCAAACTTACGATAATATTGTAGCATACGTGTAACTACTAATTCTCGTTGCATGTCATTGATGGCTGGCCAGTCCTGTGCCAATCTACGAATACTTTTTAATTTACTATCTGTTATGTTTAATTGTTTTTCTAAACGCAATAGTAGCACTGCGGCATCTTCTTTTCTTAAATTTCCATCTGCTAATAAATCTAAATAACGTTTCACAGTGGGAGTATGTACCTTTAGCTTTGACCTAAGCAAAGCATCAGCTTCTGGATTTTGACGTATCTTTTTGCTGAAAACACTGTCCGGATTCGACAGTATATTCAAACTGGTATATAAGTCTGTTCCAGCGAGTCTGGGACGTAAAAAGTTTCTATATCCTATGGTTTTATCTGCATAGTTCTTTGATACTGGTGCAGTTTCGTATTCATTTTGAAGTATGAATAATGAAATTAAATCTAAAAAAGCAAAATCGCTGACATTTCTTAAATTAAGACCTGTTGTGTTTGAGCGATACTGTCTACTTTCCACTAGTAGATCCCAGCCCGATAAATGTTCAAATTCTTCCATTATTTGCTTCTTTAATTTGTTTAATTCCTCTGCGAAATTTCATTTCATCGCCAGTTTTTAAGCTGTTGAATAAACGTTTTAATAAATCTTCACTTTGCTCTTGGTTAAAGTTTTCTTGTATATATTCAACAAGATACCGAGTACTCGCGATGACATTTACGGCCTTGTTTTCCACAAAACTTTCTCTGTCTCTTTGCGGTACAATATTTGTAATTTCTTCAAGTAAAGATCGTGTATGTTTACGCACTATTATAGTCCATCCTTGAAAGTATTTATCCAACAAACTGATAAATAACTTTAACAGTGGAGCACTATTATGACTATGATGTCGAGTACAAATTTTAATATGGGCACAGTTCTAAATAAACTACGAGCCATCGAAGAACAAGCAGAGTTAAACGAAATAGATCCAGGCATGGAACACAGCGGAAAAGAAATCGACAGCAGTTCTTTTACACGCACAATGAGTCGTTTGGCATCTATCAAAGATGCAGTAAGCGAAGATCACTACAACGATCTAAAAGCTGGCGTCCGTTCAATGTACATGAATCGTAGACCAAGTCTAAATCAAATGACTGCTCTCATGGATTTATTAGAAACTGTGCTGGCATATGTTGCAGAAGATAACAGCTTATTCCAAAGACTGAAAACGGACTTGAATAAGGACTCTGAGTCTGCTGCTCAAGAACAACCCGCTAGCGAACCGGACGCAGAAGTCGGTGCACCTACAACTGCTGAGCCGACACAGCCACCAGAACCTCTTCGTGATTTAAAGTAATCAACTCTTCTTTAGAAGATTATTAAGTCTGTTGTTACTGTCCATTGTTCTCATAGAAATAGATGGCTCTGAATTTGTAGGTTCAATTCCTGGTTTTAATTCTTTTCCGCCGGCTTGATAATCCCATGCATGAGTTCCAGTTGGCTTTTCCCATTTAGTCGATCCTGCGGAAGTACTAGTAGATTCTGTTGTCCGGGCCTGTCGACGAAGTTTATCATGTAACACATCTGCTGTAGTGGGTGCTTCTGGACTGTCTTCATCTAAGTCAGTGATACGTAAACTAGTTGTATTAAATTCTAATTCGATCTTACTGCCTACTGCACTACTACTACGTGTCTTCATAAACTGTAACTGCACCCTGCCACGCTCACGCATGGTAATACTGTTAAAGATACCAATCACATTGTCTGCTGTTTGAATCTTACTCAATCCACCGCTGATATGACTGTGGTCAAATTCAACACTTTCCACAGCTCCACGATTCAATTGACTTGCTGTACAGAACAAGTATTTGTCTTGTACTGCCATTGCTCTAAGTTCTTCCGAAACGTATTTGTCTTTAATAAACGTGTTCTCTGCTGATATCTTTACAGACACAGGAGACATCAAATCTAAATAATCAACAATAACATAATCAACTTTTTTATTAAGTTGAATCTGAAATTCTTTCAACCATGATTTTAAATCATTTACTGTAACGCCCGCAGTGAGTTGTACCATTTGCAACTTACCTGCTTTCTTACCCATCGTCCTAATTTTCAAGTCAACGTTATCCAAGTCTTTAAAAATATCAGCAGTACCTATGCCCATAAGCATGGCATCCATACGCTGACTGCTTAATCCCTCACTTAGTTCTAGACTAAAGTAAACACCGTTGAGTCCTTGTAAACTCCAATTCAATGCTAGATTCTGTAAGAATAAACTCTTACCTGCGCCAGAACCACCTGCAAAAATATTAAGTTCACCTCTATTAAATCCGCCAAATAATTTATAATCAATGGTTTTCCAGCCTGTGCTAATTTGACCGTTGTTTCTTCTCAATGCTTCTAGTCGACCTTTAGGATCAGCAAAGTAGTCTGTGCCAAAACTCTTTGGCAAACCTATACTACTGGCGTCTTTGATTAACTTTTCTACTTCCCCGTAGCGTTGCTTGTCCAACAAATCTGCACTGGCTAGAATTGCTTTCTCTAATGCTTTATGGCGGGCAAACTGTTCGAACTCTGTTAAGAACCATTCCTTATGGCTGGCTGCTTCTCCAGGAATAATTCTAAGATCTGTGTCTGTTACTGCTTTGATCTGTTCTATTGTAGGGCAGTCACTGTACTTGCCCGCATATTCTTTAATGAACTCTGCTGTTGTCTGCAAACTTCTAGAAAAGTAACTACCTTCTAAAACGTTTTGGCAACGACTCAGCAACTCCTTGTCACTTACCAGAAATTCTAAAAATAACTTTTGCAAGTCCGTACTATATTCTTTTACTTCATTACTCATTGACAATATCTCTTTCCCATTAATCTAATTTTTGTTGGACTGTGCTCTGCGGCCTCTAGTATGCTGTGAATAGCAAACAAGCGTCCATATTTCATTACTGCGTCGCTGACATCTTTACAGTTCTCCCATTCAGGAAAACTCACACTCCAGCCGTAATCTGCGGCACGTTCTACTAGGTCTCTGCCTGCTTTATCTGCGTCTGGAATCACGATAGGTTCTATATTTAAGTCTTCAATCAGTTGTGCTTGATGGTCACTTAAATTATTACTGCCAATACTTAATCCACTAGTTAGTAGCGCATCCATTTCGCCTTCTGTGACGATAACAAACTGTCTGTTATCTCGTTGGTTGTCTAAACCAAACACATAGTCTGCTGGTGCTTTTTTATAATACTTAGAAAACTTCTCTGGTATTTCTCCAACGTATCTACTTTGAAAGCCAACTATTCTATTTTCATAAGTCAGCGGTAGTATAGCTCGTTTGTTTAAGCCAGCATATTCTGTGTCTGTCTCCAACCATATCGCCAAGTCATATACTTGTCTGTGTTTTAAATATTCTATCTTCTCAGGAGTATCTAAAGGTCTTACTTCAAATCCTAGCTCGTAGTCGGGCCAATTAGGAGTCCAGGTTGGCTCTGGTTCACGTTGTACTAATATTTCTACATCTGCTTGGCTTAATAGTTCTAAGTTAAGTCGCTGTACTTCTGCTTCATCAAAGCCTAGTTGACGCATAAATTTACGCATCTTAAAGCTCAGTGTTCTGCCAGTGGTCCAACTTGTTTTAAAATTACAGTTAAAGCAATGATAGCTCACTGCTCCGTCTGGATTAAACATCATACCACCACGATGTTTTGTGTCTGGACGACTCTGTCCATTTACTACGCACATTGGACAGTTAAAGCTAATCCAGCCTTTGGGACTGGGTCTTCCGTGTATGCGTGATTGTAATAATGTTTGTAAGGCTGACATGCCTTACTATTTTAACTTCTGTAAAGTATTTTGTCAACTGTTCCGGTATTATCAGTGTCGGGTGTATATACCACTTTTATCCAACGGAAACTACCGCGCCAGTTCCAACCCTGAGTTTGATGTGTACCTGTTATTCCAATTGTTGGGCTGGTTGGTGATGAATCAAGAGGTAGCCAATATTGTCCATCGATAAATCTAATAGGACTGTAATTGCCCATACTACCGTATTCTAAACTACCAAAAGCAGTTAATCTGCCTTTAAAATTAGTTGTTTCGATTTGAAGAGTATGTAATGTACTGCTGTCATTTTTCTGTAAGTTACTTGCCACAGGCTGACTTACAAACGAACTACCGTCTTGTGTAAATTGCAACAATGTACTATTAAAGAATTTAGGATATGCGCCATCGACTAATTCAATTTCCATGGTGGCCGCCCTATTTAAATCAGAATACAAACTTCGAGCCATGCCATCATCTTCGTATAGTTGGGCACTGAGTTGATATATGCCGGGTTCGAGATCGGTTAGATCGTAACCAAATATACTAAACTCGCAATAACCATTTTGAGGTTCTTTGATCTGTGCTCGGCGCTGTAATACTAACTCGCCTCGTCTAACCTGCATAACATTAACCATGATAGTTTTACCCAGTAAGTTAACAGGTTTGCGATCTTGATTTTTTATATCAAAACCCAGCTTGGTGTCTACTCCCTTGTAGACCGTTTTTCGTGTTGTGCTAAATGGCATGTTTTTTGTCCTGCTGTATCCATCAGAGTATATTAATACGCTTCGTTGCGGATAATCTAGTAATGTGAATGTATCGCTCATAGTTATATTTATTTAAATTAATTGAATTGAAATGGCTGCTAAATATTGACAATGTCAGATCACAAAGAAATATTAGAAAAATTCCCTTTCTTAAGCCTATGCAGGGCAGGGGAAGACGAAGTCATAGGTATAATACAGAACTATACTCAAACTCTAACCAGTATATATGTGTTAAACGTATTAAACTGTGTCGAAGATCGCCAAGAATTCCTAGAGTGCGGAGAAGAATGGTGGTGGCAAAGTAATAGACAGCTACCAATTAATTTGTTTATAGGCCCTAAATTTAAACAGTTTAGCTATAGTCTCCGAACATATAATGTCAAGGATTTTGAATTGCTACACGGTGAAGCAGTTAGTCTACAAAACATTATCACCAAACGTATCAAACGTCGTCAAATCCAGCTAGTTCAAAAATTATAAGATAAGTACATGTATGCTAGAAATACTATATGCTCTTATACTTACCCACATCACCATTGTCTCTGTGACCTGTTTTTTACACAGAAGTCAAGCACATAAATCAGTTACATTTCATCCCGTTGTTGAACATTTTTTTAGATTATGGCTATGGTTAACCACTGGCATGATTACTAAACAATGGGTAGCAATACATAGAAAACATCACAGCACAACTGATAAAGAAGGCGATCCACATAGTCCTCATGTACATGGAATTTTAAACATACTGTTCAGAGGTGTTTACTATTATTATTTGTCGGGGAAAAATGCAAAAATGATAGTGAGTTTTGGCAGGGGAACACCCGATGACTGGATTGAACAAAAATTGTACACTCCCTATAATTACGCAGGAGTGATTCTAATGATGGCTATTAATGTATTGATATTCGGATGGATGGGATTTGTCATATGGGCAGTACAGATGTTATGGATACCTTTTTGGGCGGCAGGAGTTATTAATGGATTGGGTCACTGGTGGGGATATAGAAATGGTGCCACAAAAGACCGTAGCACTAATTTAATACCATGGGCTATATGGATCGGCGGCGAAGAATTGCACAACAACCACCACATGACTCCGGCTAGTGCAAAGTTAAGTAAACGCTGGTTTGAATTTGATATGGGATGGTTCTATATCAAAACTCTCGGTCTATTAGGACTTGCCACTGTTAATACTGTAAGCTAATTGATTGAGCTGTAATGCAATGGCCGCCGAATACCCAATGGCATGACTCTTCTTAAAACTATAAACATCTTCTGTTTTAGTCCATACTTCTTTTTCTATCTCACTCCAACTACGTCCAATTAAATGTTTCTTACCAGGACGTATAACTGCCAATACCATGGCAAGTTGCTCAATACTTCTTGGCTTCATTCTAATAACTGTATCACTGTGATTGTGAATATGAAACAACTGTTGAATAACTTCCTTGTGTTCTAATAATTCCCACATCGGCTCTTTGTCTAATAACTCATCTATCTGCTCGTTACTGGCAAAGTTACTGTAGATACCAACGTTGAGCAAGTCGATCTTAAACCAGCCTATGTTTTCTGCTTGTTTATAATCTATTGTAGATAATCCCGTGAACGGATTGGTGGGTACGTGATGAAAGTAAACGCCTGTGTTATGCTTACGTTCTTTCGTGCCTTCTTTTTGCATGGCCGCAGTATGCACTACTAATTTAAGAATTTGTTCTCTATCTGCAAAGTCTATGTCAACGTCAAAGCTCAATGTAAACTCCTAGATTCAAAAGGCTGTACTCTATCTTTTTTATCAACAATACTATCAACCATAGTATTATAGTCTTTGTCACTTAACACCGTTTTATATAATCCCAGTGCTTGGCTGGCAAATACTGCGGCCACTGCCAACGGATCATGCTCTTTGTTTAATAATTTTTCTATAACTAATATAACTTCATTATAGATATCTTCTAATTTATGATCTTCTTTACTCATTGTTCATCCTGGCGACTCTGTTTGCTTTGTTATCAGTAGCATACAGTTTTTGTTCCAACACTGCAACCTTTTTGAGCAAGCGTTGATATGACTCAGCAGTGGGTACCACTACTCTGGAACCATTCATTTCTATCTCAACCATGTCGTTGATTAGTCTAACCCGTGCTTCTTGTACTGTACTGCTTTTCAGCAATGCTGGTACTGCTCGTTGCTTGTATTGATTCATTTAATTTCCGCCTTGTTAAAAACTTCCTGCACCCAATCAGCATCACCCTGCTGACGTTTTACTCTGGCCTTCCATGATAAAGGCTCAATGTAATCTATCAATGTCTGAACCTGGCCAGGTTCAAACCTATCAATTAATCTGCTACCTTGATCTGTAGCAAAGGTACACCACGGACTGATACGACCCATTCTGATATCTTGTACTGCATCCACTGTGCTAACTCTAGCAAAGTATTCACTCCAATTATATCCAGTCTTTTCTGCCCAGGCTTTCATATTTAACAAACTTCGCTCAATTGCTCGCTCTACTGTTTCTTTTTTGGTTGTATCTTTAACGTAAGTTTCGTAGACAACTGCTTTACACCAGTCATCAATCTTAACAGCATTTTTTAAAACAAATCTAACAAATTCTTCCGGCTTGTCCAAGTTCAAATCAATGATATGCTTGGACACTTTCATGAAGTCGAGATAGTATCTATCACTGATAAAGTCTTCATAGGGCTTGTCGTGCTTGACGTTGGCAATAATCATTTTACGATATATAAGCCAGCTTTGATAAGCAATACGATTTTGCTTGGAATCTTTTTCCATCATTCTACGCTTTTTCTCACATAAGTGAGACATAAGAGTAGTTTCACGCACAAAATCTTTATTACAAAATTTACATTTATAAGTCATTTGCACTAGAGATAACATCTTTGTCTTTAACATGGTATTGTTCCAACATATCCTTGGCGGATTTTTTATCTAAGTTACTGATCCAGATATCTAATTCTTGATCATCTAAGTGCGGATACTGTTCACGTAGCCAGGCTCTAAAAGCATTTTTCTTTTTTCTCTTACCGCCGCTTGGAGCAATGTATGGATGCTTGAGACTTTTACCAATGCCCACCATGCTCATTAACTTCCAAGTCATTTCAGGATCTTTGACTTCACTGAAGTTGACATTAACAATGTCATTGGTCATAATCAAGTAATGTTCAATGACAGCATTGTTAGCACTTTCGGCACTGCTCAAATATCGTTGAACAAGCCAGGGACTAAACCCTTTCTGTTCTTCTTCACTGAGATTTTCGTAGAGTTTTTTGTTGCGAGTATCCAAAGCTGGAAGTACTCGATTAAACATATCTAACATAGGAGCTTTTGTTGCCATACTGTATTATACGCTGTTTAATACATTTTGTCTATGGATAATACTTCCGGTAGCTTGGTAGTTTCTTTGACAAAGTAAGCACATAAAGGCTTGAAACCTGTTTCCAAAGGCACTGCTAGAATATGTCCATGTTTAAGTTTAGGAGTATACCAACGAATGTCTTGAAACACGTTGATAATTTCTAATGGTTGAAAATCTAATCTAAAACTACTAATAGGATTAAAAGCAAACGCACTAAAACCACGGTCATTGATATTCATGATAGGAACAATCTCCGGATCTCCATGATCTTTTTCGCCAATGACAACGTACCAATCCAAGGGCACTTGTATAATATGATCACCTATTTTTAATACTGCCGCAGGTGCGTGAAATGTTTCCATGAAGATAAGTGGCACAAAATGATAGTCAACGTTTTTAGGATCATTCCAATCAAGAACTCCATAACGTAGATCTTCTACTTCCTCGGGCAACGAGTTTAACTCAAATGCTTCATTATTAGAAGTTAGTATGTTCATAGGTATTTTACTTTCTCGATTTTATAAGGATAGCCAGCTTCCTCATAGTATTTCTTTCTTGTAGTAAGATGCTTCTTACTAAACTTTGCACTTGACGTCAAGTCCCAAATTTCTACATGGTCTTTATCTTGAGCACGTCTAATGCCTCGGCCAATACTTTGTATAACGCGGACAAAGCTCTTTCCGGGCTCCAAAAGAACCAGATTAAAAATACGAGGAATATTAATACCCACAGAGGCCACACCATAAGTCGCCACAATAACCTTGCCATCGCTGTCTTTAATTTCATCATAGTGTTCTTTTCTATCTGTTGTTTTCATTGCGCCGCTGACGAATACACTATCTGTAATCCTTTCACAGAGTAATTCACCTGCTTTAATTCTATCTACTAATACTAATGTGTTCCCTGACAAAGCAAGACTTTTTACAAACTCTGCAATGAAATCTATGCGACGAACATTGGTAGTTAAAAATGTTAGTTCTTCCTGATATGTCTGATATTGTGCTGTCTCTTGTAGTTGTACAATGTTGACTGTGCAGTTGGCTAGTACTCCTTGGTCCTGTAGATCCTTGGCAGCAATCTTATTCACCACAGGACCCAAGGTTGCAATCAATCCAACTCGCTCAAAGTCTTCTTTAGGAATAGTTCCAGTCAATCCCCAACGAATAGGAACATTGGCGAATGGACCACTAAGCAATGCTTTAAGCACATCTGCCTTGGCTTGATGTACTTCGTCAACAATAATTGCTACTAGATCTTGACCAAACTCTTCTAAACTTAAAGGACTGAGTCCATCTTTAAAACGTTTTTCTAATACATTAAGACTTTGCCATGTGCAGATGGTATGTGTCTTACCCAGTTCTTTTTTATCGCCAAAGTAAACGCCTACGTCGAGTCCTAACAATTCATAATCTTCTAATGTCTGTTTGACTAGATCTTTGTTAGGAACAATAATCAACGTTCTTCCATAGTCCTGCACACTTCCGGATAACGTTGCTGTTGTAATTGTTTTACCAGCACCCGTACTAATCTCTTGTACACATTGTAAGTTATTTAGAAACTTATTAATAGCATCAACTTGATAGTCACGTAGCAATACTGGCTGTCCTTCGTTGACGTGACCTTTGGGCCAAATAGTTTGTTCATGAGTTGTTTCAGTTACTTCAAGGAATTGAAAGTTATGATTAGTTCTTTGGTCATCAATTTCAATGTTGTATCCTTCGTCTACTAGGATAGGAAGTATTCTGTCTAATAAGTTAAAGTAAGTGCTACCGCCTAGACTAAAGTAACTAACGCAACCATCCCAACGTCCTAGCTTATATGCTGGACTATGGTAAGCCCAGGGCTGGAAGTATTTTAATTCTTTTTCTAGTTTACGCCTAGTTGCAGTTACAAGGTCAGATATCTTAATGTTAACTTCGTCTTTAATATGTATTGTACAAGATGTCATAGACATAGTATAACATCTTTAGTCACAAAAAAGCAACCTTTCAGTTGCTTTATTTGTTCATTTATTACCTTTTAAGTAATCCTTTTCTTTGTATGTTTTAATCATATGGCATCTACAACATAGAGTTTGAATGTTCTCTGCGGTATCTGCGCCACCGTCACTTTTACGTTCCAAATGATCTCCGTGCATTACGCCACGCATACAACGAAGTTTATGGAATGGATCTTCAATGTCATCAAACTGACTATCTTCTCTTGGATCATATCCACACTTCTCACAAAGCCAGCCTCTGTAAAATGTATGTGGGCGATCTGCTTTTCCCATTCCGCCTTCATAGTCTGTAAGTTGAAGTTGATGTTCACGGCAGAAACCATCGCTGCCTGGCCCATCAAAAATTGTAAGATCATTATCACAATCTTCCAATCTACATTTACATTCTAATCTATACTGTTCTTTGAGAATACTCTGACTTTTGAGCTTGTCTTTGTTAGAGTTTCTAAACGTAGTCATATTACCACAAGTCCTTTTTGTTAATAGTAAAGCCATTGTTAGGAGTAAATGCGGGCACTTTTAATTTAGTACTCTTTTTAAGTTGTGCAATTAAAAACGGAATACCTGTACGCATTTCTGTAGTAAAGCCTTTCAAGCCAAACTCTGCAAATGATTCAGGATTAGCCTTAGCGTACCACGATTCGTAAGACGCTTTAACTTTGTCCCAGAATGGACTTGTAGGACTAAAGTCTGCTTCAAAGTTGTCTTTGGTAAATGCTACAAACTCTAGCAAATATTTTTCGTCAACTGCAATCTTTTGTTCATAACACAAATTAAAGTACTCATATAACTGTCTAGCTTCTTTAGGCTCGACGGGACGTTGTTGATTTAAGAAACTCCAATACTGTGCAAACATACGAGTAACCTCTGGATGCTTGCGTGTCTTCAAACTCTTGCTCATAAGAGTATCGGCTAACAAAGTGAATGCGCCTGGTTGGTCTTCATCCCCAAACTTACTATGTGTGGCAAACAATCCTGCGGCGGCAAAGTAGTCATTCTTAAGGGCTGTGTCAATCCATTCTTGGTCATCTGCCTTATCAATCTTAACACCAAATACCATTTGGATATACTTGTCAATAAAGTCTAGTTCTTCCTTGGCATCGCCATTAAGCAAAATAAAGTTACGACGAATTTCCAATTTCTGTTTGACATTGTAAATCACAACTGGGATCATGGCGTTAGCTGTCTGCTCGCCAAATACTTTTGTTAGAATAATATGCAAAGCAATAGCAGTATGTTGACCCTCCCATGCAATATAATAACCAGGTTTGTTTTCGTCTACATACACTTGAATTGCCATCACCATACTACTTTTAAAGTTCTGTAGAATATTCAATACGTGGCGGAGATTCAAACTACGTTGCATAGTACTGTCAATTAGGATTTTGTCCATTGGAACTTGGATTGCTTCACAAAGTTTCATGTCGGAAAACTTTGCCCAGCTGGCATGTCGACGTTTATACTCGTCAACCATTGCAGTCAGCATATTTACAAATACTGGAGAAGATTTCAGCGCATCTGCAAGACGTTGTTGTAAAGAAACGAAGTGGCTGGTAGATTTTAGATAACGCCCGTTAATAGTTTGAGCGTGGGTAATAGTTGTCATAAGTAAATTTCCTTTTTAGCGGGCAAACTCGCCCTGGGTTTCGGTCATACTCGACCTATAAAGCATAACGTAGCTTATTCTACGTTATGCAATAATTATAACATTAAATTCAAATTCTGTCAATTAGAACACACTTCTAGCAGTGAACGCAACCGTGTTAGCATTTACACCATTAGCGTTAAACTGGCGTCCTACTGCAAAACCTACATACGTTTGGTTTTGTACTTGCACATTATAGCCAAGTATTAAGTTAGTCTCACGTTTACCGGATGCCAAGTTCATCCGTTCTGAGGAACTAATTGGTGTGGCAGTTGTATTGTCTTCTGCGTCTGTGCTGTAGTTATAGCCAGTAATCGCTGTAACGTCTGCATGACCTCGACGAACTGCCACAGGACCTTGTACACTTAACGACAACTTGTCATTGGTCTTGCCGCTAAAGAAGATATTGTTTTTGGCAATACCAAATTTCCAAGTGTCACTGACCAAAGTAGGACTCAATGCAATCATGCTGTTTTGCACACTACCAGTTTTTGTAATGCCAACACCATAGTTACCTAATATGCTAAAGTTTGAGCCAATATCTTTCTCACCACCAACCAAGGCCCAAGTTGTACCACTGTCGCCAAAAGCAGTAAGTCCAGAACCATAGTTGTTTAGAAAGCCATTACTTTCTGTCATAGAACCAACTTGCAAGGACACTTTGGTATTGTCATATGCTGTTTCATATTGTGCCGCTACGCCATTTGAACTTTGCATAACCGACATAGAATCTGTTTTACTAAATGGAACTGTAAACTCACGATAGCCTGTGCCCTGCATGGCAAGATAAGGACTCATTGCCAAACTGTTTACTGGATTACTGTTACCAACTGCCCGTGTAAAGTCTGCGGTATAGTTGCGATTAATGTTGTCAACAACTTGTACGTTAGACAGCACACTACTACCTTTCATAACGCTATTCAAACTACCCGTTGCACTAATACTAACATTGACCACAGACGTGCCTGTTGTCACTGAACTCGATGACAACGAACTTGTTGTATATTTTACTGTGCCTGTTGGCAATGTAGCTTTGTTAAAATTAACTAGACCATAGCCATAAACTTCATCTACGCCTTTGGCGCCCAAGTCTGTGGCAGTTGTCTTAACTAGATCAACCAGTTGAGCACCACTAAGTTGTGGCCAAGCCTGTTTCATAAGTGCAATGCCGCCCGATACAAAAGCTGCCGCTGGGCTTGTGCCGCTAACCGCATTGCCTACATTGCCTGCTTTGGCTTGATTGGGTATAGCACTAATAATGCCTTCACCTGGTGCTACTACAAAGAAGTCTTTGACATAGTAAGGATCTTTACACGTTGTACCTGACAAGGCAGTACAAAAGCTACCAGCACGATTTGAGAAGCCACTGATAACATTGTTATCTCCCACACTTCCTACAATCAGCATTCTGCCACCAAGTACCAAATTACCTTTTGAGTCTACTTGAGTAGCATAAGCACCTGGAAATTGTGCGTAAGGTAAACCATCATTGCCTGCCGCGGCAACAAGAGCCATGGTCTTGCTTGCACCAGCAAATGCTGTTAATTCTTTTGTAGTGTTACCATACATTGAACCGTATGCCACAGGAGCCTTGTACACACCATTACCCAATAGTGTCACACCTTTTTGGAATGTCTTGTCATAACTGCTACCAAGACTCATATTGGCCACTGTGGCGCCATTGGCTTCTGCCCAAGTCAGCGCATTAATCAATGCCGGGGCACTAATGCCAGTGCCACTGTATGTCCAAGTTTTTGTTTTACTGTTATATGTAACACCTTGACCGACCTGTGCCAACAATAGACGAGCATCGGGTGCAACACCTACGGCGCCGTTACCATCCGACTTGCCGGCAATAATACTTGCCATCTGAGTGCCGTGCATACTCCAAGTAATGTCTGTACCTACTTGGATATTAGACCTAAAGTTATTTAGATTAGTCTTTGTATTTTCTACAACAATCTCACTGAAGTTCTTGGCCGCGATAACTTGCCCTTTTAAGTCTGTGTGAGACAAGTCAAATCCGCTGTCTAGTACTGCTACCTTAACACCAAGGCCTGTAATGTTACGACCCCATGTAAGTGTAACACCAGTGCCGGTATATGCGTTATACATAGTCGTGTTCAACGCACCTTTGACATTGTAAAATTCTTTAGTAAGAACTTGGGCCTGCACACTTGTTGCTAGTGCCGCTACTGCTAAAGTAATTAGAGTGGGTTTGAATTTCATTTAAATTCCCTTTGTTGTTTTAAAAGTTATTATAGCACAATGCCCAGTTAACGTCAATTAACTAGGCATTGTTTAGTTTAGCACACTTCTGCACGTTTCAAAATTGTTGTCTCTGCAAGACGACGCCAATTGTGCTCACTCATCTTACGCAGGTCTGCAATCTTCAAAACTGTACGCAAACTCAGTTCACGCAAACGAGCTTTCATTTCCCACATGTAGTCCACAATTTCTTGTGCGGCATGCTCTTCAAAATCATAACTGTCCAACATACCGTCACGCACAATTTGTTTAATACGCAGAAACTTGTCACGTTGGGTGTCCATTGTCAAGTCCAAATAGTGGCAACGGCTTTCCAATGCGTCCAAATGGTCTTTTAATTTCTTACTGCGAACGTGCTCAAACTTAATGTTAGTAATAAAAATCACACTACCTTTAAATTCAAAACGATCCGGAATGCCTTCACGACCCAACATATTACTATCAGTGTTCCAAGAAATATAACGTTTCTTAGAACTGTCTAATGCGGCTTTCAAAATGTTCAACGACAAGTCGTCAAGCAAGATGCTGTCACAGTCATCAAACACTAACACGTTGCCTTCATCGGAGAACTTGTAAAGTTTGGCATACAAACCCAATGCTGACATTGCACCTTTGACAACTTCAAATCTGTTTTTACGATTAGCCATTTTGTCAAATAAACTGGCTTGCTCAAGTACCTTCTCAACGCCGTAGCTCTTACCTACGCCTGGAGGGCCGCTGACAATCATAGCACGAACTGCACCTGTTGTGGTGCCTTCTGCCATTTGGTCTAGGATGTCAAAGCGTTCACGGATGCGCTCAATAGCTTGCTCATCTGTTTCTGTGTACACTTCTGGCTCTTTAGTAGTTACTAAAGAAAAGACATTGTCGTCTTTATTTGCTTTGTTGCGCTGACTATCTGTCATGTCAGCAATAGTTTGACCACTCACTGTAATATCCTCCATTGTTTTAACTTTAACACGAATAGCTTTACCTGGATAACCTAGGGTGCCGTCATCTTGAACTGTTACATACATACCTTTGCTACCAGACTTAACGTCTGACACCAATTGGAATGTTTGGTTACGAACTTTAACGCCGCGATACTCGCCTGCAAAAATAGTTACATTAGCCATTTATAAACTCCTGTTTTGTTAATCTATGTATGTATTATAGCACTGAAACCAATTTGTGTCAATTAATGACTGCTACTTTGAACATTTTTAAGCTGGCATTGTCAGCACAGATTTGAATTTTATTCTCAAATTTAACACCTGTTTGTACGGGTATTAAAAGTGTAACAAAAGTATTAAGAAATCCAGGCTTTGCTGTAGGGGTAATTTTGATACCAACTACTTCTGCATTGCGAGTACCTGCGGCACTTGTATACACAATTTTAGTTCCGATTGCTAGTTCCATTTTGGACTCCTTTTTGTTTCGCTATGTATGTATTATAGCAAAGGATCCAATTTGTGTCAATTAACCCAAAGTAGTGTCATCCATGCCCGCTACACGGAGTTTGACAATGTTAGTAATCTGCCATTGCTTGGTGTCAATGGCTTTCATAATGCCGAGGTACTTGTTACGGATCATGGCAAACTCATTTACGAGAATTTGCCATTCAATTACTTCGTCGTCTCCATCTACATATTTGTCAGCACTACGGTCACTGAGTGTTCTATTATAATTTTCGGTATACTTCCTAAACATCTCACTTCGTTTTTTTCTTAGTTGGATGTTTAGGAATTCAAGTATAGCTTCAACTTCTTGCAATTGGTTAAATCTGTGTTCCACTATTCCAGGCATAAGTCTAGAGTTTGTTTCCAAGTTACCTTTGATACTAGTTTCTATTCTAGCATCTTGTAATTCAGATTCATAGTAGGCTATTGAGCCTGGCAACTCATCTAAGTTGCCAGTAACACGTCTATACCAATTACTCATTCTTCGTCGGCGTCGGAATCGTAATTATCTTCTTCGTAGTCATCATCATCATCGACAATGTCGTTGGCAGTGTATAAGTCTTTAATTACAGCATCTAATGTACTGTCATTGCCGAGAAGTTCTTCTGCAACACTATCCATTTCATAGTGATTCTCCAAACTACGCAGTAATGCACAGGCAGCATCATAGCGTTCTTTCTTATCAATGTAAGTCTTAACAGTGGCCCATACGTCTACAATCAAATTAACTTGTTCATCATGAAGCATCTTCAATCTCCTCCAAAGGTGTTATATCTGCTATATTTACATCTGCTGTCAGATCTCTAAGCATAATATCTGCCATTACTTTGTCCAAAAGCTCATTGGTCCATGCTTTACGCATTGCTTTAAAGACTTCGCCTTCTTTAGTTGTATAAAGATAACTGTTGCCTTCACGCTTCAAACTGCCACGTTCTTCCAGCAAGTCAAATAATCCGCTGTAAGGACTCATACCTGTTGCATAAGGAATCTGCACATGCACACTTTCAAATGGTTTAGCATAACGAGTTTTCATGATCTTACAACTGGCGCGAATACCATTGACTGTTGTGGTCTTATTGCCATCTTCATCCAGTTTCAATTTCAATTTACGCATGGCAACTACAATACTGCTGGCATAGATAAAGCCTTGGCCGCCAGAGATCTTATCGTCCGGATCAAACATGTCCTGACTTGCGTATGTGTGGTTGGTACATACCATACCAATGTTTAGATTACCAAACATATTAACTGTGTTACGAACCAGCGATGTCAGTGCTTTGGGCTTACGACCCATGTCACCTTTCATATCACCTGCTTGGAACTGATTAACGTCTGTGGGTGTTAGCAACATGCCTAAACTGTCAATGACAAACAATACCTTGGGTCTAGCATCTTCTGCCATGGCTTTGTAATCTGCGACAAATTTGGTAATAGTCATGGCCACGTCATCAATCATGGCCATGTTAAGTTTTAACAATTTTTGTTCGCTTGTATCTACGCCAAGTGCATGTAGCCATGCTTCGTCTAGTGCGTTTTCTGTGTCGATGAGCACAACATAAATGCCCTGCTCTTGTGCGTGACGAACTAGATTGCCAGAACAGATATAACTTTTGCCTGCGCCCGACTCGCCGGCAAACACAGTGACCTTGCCCATGGGCACGCCTTTAAAAAAGTCGCCACTAATCAAATAGTTTAAGGTATAATTACCTGTACTGATCCAATCTGTAGGATCATTAAAACCAATGCTAAGGCCTTCAATGCTCTTGGTAATTTCTTTTCTAAATTTACTTACGTCAAATGGTTTAGTCATATTATTCTCCTTGCAAGTGTTTCATAACATTCTCTGGACTTGAAACGCTATATGGATCAGGATCGGCAGCACTTGATTCTGGTTCCACAAACATTTGTTCCACGTTGCCGTTGTCAATGATTGCGGCATAACGACGACTGCGCTTGCCAAATCCAATAGCACTCATGTCAACTGTCATGCCCATGCCTTCTGTGAACGTGCCAGCACCGTCTGGAATAACTTTAACGTTTTTAATTTTAAGAGCACGACTCCATTCGTTCATAACAAACGCATCATTGACGCTAACGCAATAAATATCATCAATGCCCTGTGCTTTGAAATCATTAAATTGACCTTCAAAGCCCGGCAATTGATATGTACTGCACGTTGGTGTAAATGCTCCGGGCAAGCTAAACACTATTACTCGCTTGTTGGCAAACAAATCATTGCTTGTTTTAAAAACAAACTCGCCGCCGATTGGACAGCCACCTTGTTCAGGTTCTTCATCGCCTTGTCTAAAGGCAAAAGTTACATTCGGTATATTTTTCATTTCATTTTCCTTTTGTTCTTGATTATAAGTCATAATCATTTTTGTTAATGGTTCCATTTTTTCTTGGAAGACTTCGGGTACCTTAACCGATATGCGTTTCATATCCCAGTCACTGGGATAATGACGCAGTATGCTATAAGCCTCACGTCTAACTTCTTTGGAAATTCTAGGATACTTTTTCTTATCATGAGCAACTTCACCCAAGAATCTACTTGCCCATAATACAGCACGATATCTTTCGTCTGGTAGTGTCATTTGATACTCTCTACTTTGTGATAGTAAACGTTTCTTCTGCATAGAAGAACCCGGGCGATACAATAACCATTTACCGGTTAGTTATCGCAGAGGCCCGGGCCGTATTTACTTTTGCTGACGATTACGAATCATTGCAAGAATATCATTGACATTCTTTTTGCCTTCTGGAGCGGCTGTTGTATCAGCTGTTTCAAAAGGTGCGTCATCTTCGTCATTGACGATTGCTGGCTTTGCTGCCACAACAGGAGCAGGACGAGCTGCCGGAGCAGGTGCTTTGAAACTTGCTTCTGCGGCTTCAACATCTGATGCTGCCACCAAGTTACCAAGGTTTACACCTGCTGGTTTAAAATGCTGACCCCAACGTTTGGGATCATACAGCTCGCCATCAACGCTGGCTTTGAACATGTCATAAATGATGTCAACTTCTTCTTTACTAGGCTTTTTAGGCATAAAGTCATTCAAAGTAAACAAGTTGTGATCTGCAATAGCTTGCAGTTCTACTTCGTTCAAACCACGTTCTTTACGGGCAAAGCTACTTGTGCTGTAGTCTGCGTATTGACCTTTTGTAGTTTTTGTTAGTCGGAAGTCTGTGCCATTCTCATAGTCTGTAAACAGATTATCCATTTCTGGATCCATCAACGCACCTTTAACAATGTTAAAGATACTTGGGTTGATAATCAAACGACGGATTGGATTTTCCGGTTGTACATCTTCTTGTAGCTTTGTGTCTACAACAAAGCCTTGAAAGACATAAGATTTTTTCTTCCAGTACTTACGACCTAAGTCTTCCAAAGATTTATCTTTGAACCAAGGACGGATCTCTGCGTGAATCGGACAAGTCTCTTTCCACATTTCCATGCAAGGAACTGTTACAGTTACTTTCTTACTTTCGTCTCCACCCAGAACTCCTGCGAACTCTAGTCGGATCATTTGACGCTCTCTCCACGGGAAAGTGTTAGTGTCATCTCCGTCTGGGAGGAAACGTAATACTGTAGTTGAGTTTTCGGGAATATTCCAGAACGGAAAGATTCCATTGTCGCCCTGTGAGCGATTGTTTGTGCCGCTTTGACGTGTGTCTTGCTCAAGTAAGCGAGCGCGGATTTCTGCTAGTGATGTTGCCATAATGTTTTTCCTTTAAAAATGCCAGGGTTAAAAAAGTTTGTTGCCTGGAACACAAGATACTCTCATCTTGTGAACAATTATAACACTCTATTAAGTGCTATGTCAACAGCAATTTTTCCTTTTGGATGAATTGCTGTTGAAAATATTTATATTCTTATTTCAGTATTTCTTTTAGTTCGAACCTGGCCATAACCGATTCAAATACTTGATCCACTGTATTCAATTGATGTACAATTTTGTAATTGGATTCTTTAACTGCGCTCTTACCAATAATGCTACGAGTTAAGTTTTCAACTTCCATAGCATCCAATTTGCCTTCTTGGACATATTCGGCTATCTTAGTTAAACTTGTTTTGACTGCGTCGTCTTCTAATACTGGTAAAATTGTATTGATTAATTGAGTAGTATTGACAGTTGGACTTTCGTAGACCATCATGCTCATCATTTCTAAATCTGGAATAGCACTAACTTGGATTGATGTTGATTCTTCTACTTGTTGTTTTAGGGTTTCGAGTTCTTGTCGAGCTTCCATTTGTTGTTGATATTGTTTTACATAGCCATTTAGTTTTGGTAATAGTGAGCCAATGCTTTCGTCAAATACGTTTTTGGTTAGTTTTTCTTGTAGTGCTTCCAGATTTGTTTCGTCGGCCTGCGATTTATCTTCCATAAATCTTGTTGGATTATATCTTCCCAATAGGCCTTTAATTTCGCTGAGACGTTGAGTAACTGCAAATTGTACATCACCGGCTTGTTCTTGTAGGCCTTGGCTTCTAATGTACTTAGATACCTGTGAAAGTTGATTGCGTTCTTCACTTAGTCCAATGATTTTTTGTCCAACTTCATCGTAGGGCGTGCCGCCTTCAGCAACGTGTTGAGTCATAATACGTGCGCCAGTTAAATGGTTGTGCGGATATTTGAATCGTTCACCTTGTGCGTTTTCAATAAACAATGCGCTGATGTTGCGACTACGACTGCCACGAACTTCTTCGTTGACAGCAGTGTTATGTCTAATGATTAGTTTAGCACCTTCAGTTTGTTGGTAACTGGTTTTAGTTGAACCCATTGTCGGGCTTAAACTCTCTTGGACTTTTGCCATGTTTTCTACATCCTTTAATTCTATTTCTTTGCCGGTGTACGGCAATCTATCTAATCCCAATGGGGGGTATTTCTTTGCTATAGCACCAATTGTATCTATTAACTTTTTGACCTTGGGCATATCTGTACTTGTGCCGTATTTAAATTTGATAACATTGTCATCTTGATCTAATTCTACTGTAAACTTTTGATCTTTACTGTAAAAACTACGGCCTTGAGTAGCATTGGCGGTTTGTCGACCTTTATCATCAAAGATAATAATGTCGTGACCAAAGCCTTTAAGTTGGTCAAATATTCTGTCTGAAACTGAGTTATAATCTATAGCCATACACTTATTTACCTATTTTAATTAAATTATTCCAATTGGCATGGGCTGTAAATAATCGCCGCTGTTTCGTTCGACTAATGTGTTATATGTTGCTTCATCATACTTCATGACATACTCAATTAATCTAACTGCTAGTATAGTACCCATGACCAAATCATCTGTTTCGCCTTCTTTGGCTGCAAAGCCAGTTCCTTTGGCCACAAAGGTTTTTAGTTCTTGCACAAGACTCTTACTTTTTGGATGCATTTTACTGCTTTCGATATAGTATTTTAATTTGGTACAAGCGGCTATTTTACTTTTATTTGTTGTGTTAAAGCCACGACGTTTAGCGCCAGTTTCGCTGATAAAATGTCCAGCAATACGTTCTTCGCCATATTCTTGAATAGCAACCAGTGCGGCTTCGCCCAGTGTATTGTTTTCAACACTCCAGTAGATATTATCATTGCTCGCGCCTTTTTCACGTAACCAATCCAATATAGTAACAAAATTTCTAAGCTGGCCGCGGATGTCTGTTTTGTTATGTTGCCATTCTGCTACTTGAACCAGATCAGGCAAGCTGAAAATCTCGATGGCCGCGGCATCGCCGCCCGTGCCTAAACTAGGATCCCATGCAGCCACATATATTTTATCTTTGTCTATAGGAGTATATACTCGTAGTTGTCCCACTCGTTCATAGGGATCTTCTCCTTGCAAGTTTGTTAATACTAGACCACTGATCAATGTTTCATCTGCTGTGATGAACAAACATTCATGTTCACGCATGAAACGTTCGCTGCCAATTTTACTGCGTTCATGATCTGCCCAAGCTTCATCTCTGTCTGGATGGTCGCTCCAAATGTACTTAATACTTTTAAATCCGTTTTTGCCGACTTCACGTTCATTGCCAAACTCGTCAAACTTTTTAATGGCATCATTCCAAATTTGTGCAAACTGATCATTGTCTTGATTAGGTGTACTTGTAATAATACACTTACCGCCTGTTGACAGCGTTGGGCTCAGTGATGTCCAGAACTCTTTGGCAATACGTGGCGGAACGAAGGCAAACTCATCTAAGTATACTAATGTGATGGACATACCACGACCAGTATTTTCTGTTGTTGTGGCACTGACAATACGACTGCCGTTGTCAAAGTCGATACTACCCTTGTTATAACTTACTGCACCAGCTTTGATCCATTCAGGTAAACTTTCATACATAAAACGTACACGTTGCATGATCTCCTGACTGCCTGTGTATTTGTGTGCGGCTATAAGAATTGTCGAATCTGGAACAAACATAGCGAACCATAACAAATACCCTGCGGCACAAGTTGACTTACCCATTTGGCGGCCAAGCATATTGATGCTATACTTGTGATTTTGATAAGCGTTGATTAATTCTATTTGATAGTCGTAGAGTTCAAACTTGATACGACCTTTTGTGGGATGCTGTATCCACATATACTCGCTGATAAAGTATATAGGATCAGTAGCGGATTTTACAATCTCCGCTATCTGATTCTCTGTATAATTTTCTTTTTTGTAGGGCTGTTTAACTAAAACCGCTTGACCGCTCATTTGCCTGCTTTAAAGTTTTTGTAGTCCTGGAACATACGTTGTTCGTTCATTGGGTTATCACCGCTGGCGCCTGTACCAGGATAGTTTGGTTTGCCTGCGCCTGTGCCTTTTTGTCCCCAGTCGCGAATGTCACCATGTGCCTGCGGATCACGTGCTCGCGTATTGTCAGGAGTATTTTCATAACCTGATTCTTCTACTTCTTGTTCGCCTGCTGCCGCTGTCTTGGTTACTTCGGCGCCCTTGTTAACACCCGCTAACTTCATGATGTGAATAATTTCATCAGGCATGTCAGTTGTCATACTTAAATTGTTTTCACCATTTTGAATACTTAATGTATAGGTTGCGTTTGGTTCTTCTGCTGCCATAGGAACTTCCATGTGCGGACCTTTTGGTTCTGTCATTTCTGGACTAGACATACGTGCCATTATTTCAGCTGGAATACCCATGTGTGATTCACCGTTGGGTACTGATGTCAGTGGACTCATGTCATTACATTCGTTTACTTTATATTTTTTGCCACCAACTTCAAATTCTTCTTCGCCGGCATCTTTGGCTGCTTTTAATGCGCCGCTGAATTCATTGCCTTCTTGTTTCATATTAGCTTCTGGGGCTGGTGCAGTATTACCAGACTTAATTAAGTTGGCAACAGTTTGAATAACTGTGTCATCTGGATTGTTTAATAGTTTGACAAAAGTATCTGATAACAACATTATATCACTGCGTGTTTGTTTGCCAGTACTGGCGCGACTAACAGCCATGCGTAACTGCTGTACATCTACACCCATAGTGTCTGCTAACTTGCTAGTGTTAAGTGCTTCATCGACTGTTGCTTCGTTGTTGTTTTCTGCAATGCCAGCATATCTACGTAATAAATTTAAAGCACTTTCCTTCATCGATTTTTCTTCTTCGCCAGGTTTTTTACCCGTCTGTGGCACGCCGACTTTTCTTTGTAAATCTTTGATCATTTCTTCGTCGTCAGGATGTCCTAATGTGTCTAATGCTTTTTTGCCGAATTTCTTTAATGTATCTAATGCGCCTTCGTCGACTTTTTCTTCATCTTTGTCAGCCCAATCAGGAATACCATCTTTGTCAGCGTCTGGCTTTTTGGCTTCGTCGACTTTGTCTTTGTCATCACACTCACACGGAGTACAACCACATTCGGAGCATTTTTCTTCTGCTTCAGTGACTTGGCCAATACTGCTTAATCGTTTCATTAAATCTTGTAAACTGTTCATAATATTTTTCCTTATTTCTTAGCAATCACTGGACCGCGATTAGCCACTGGACTTTTTTTGTTAGTTTCTTTGCTATCACCTATCTCTGGTGTGCTTACAGGAACGTCTGGGTCTTTGGCAATCTTAGGAGTTTTAACTTCCTTCTTTTTGCTGTCACTGATCTTTTTAAGTTCTTTTAATAAACTTCCGTTAAACTTGTCGCCAAATACTTCGCTGGCTTTGACATCGCTGCCTTCGCTTTTGTCATAGTCTGCGCCTAGTTTGACTTTGTATTCTTCTTTTTTATCTTGAAACTTTTCTTCTTCTTGTTCTATCTCACGATCCTCATTTACGCCACGAACAACAACTAGTCCTTCGCTGACACATAATAATCTTGCTAGTTCTTGTTTAAGCATTTCATTGCTTACTGGCAAACACGCAGTGAAGTCAATGATGTAAATCTCGCCCATGTCCAAATTAGGAAAGTCTAATGGACGAGCTTGTAAAATTGTTTTGCTTGGACTTGAGACTTTTTCGGCATCATACTTTTGCAAGTGACGCTCGATCTTATCCATCATTTCGTCTGTTACTTCGCAGGCGAATTTAACACGCACTTCGTGTTTTTCTTTTAGTTGTTCAATGTATTCAAATAGAGTAGGCATTTCGTTTCTCCGATACTTTATTTATCTTTGTTTTTAAGGTTCTGGCTGATTAGATTCAATATAGCATTGCGATCTGTGGTCAAATCACCCAGGCCTTGTGGGCCATTATCATCTTCAGTTTTAGCCGTTTGTGCCAGTTTAGCTGCCTTTAATTGTAGATCAATCATCTTTAGCTTCTTGTCCAGCTTGGCTGTTTTAGCAGTAATGGCATTATTCATCATAGTACTTGCTACTTCGAACACTTTACCGGCATTTCTATCATCCATGTTGTAGCCAAGATCCATTAGTCTTTCAAAGCTGTCCATAGCTCTGGCAGCATAATCATCCAAGTCTCGATCTTCTACATCCAAACCTTTAACTGTGGGCAGTGCTTGATCAATTCTATCTGCTATGGTTAATTGTTCGTGAACTAATGACAAGGTAGTTTCCATTGGCACTAGCTTTTCGGCGATCAGGGACAGTTGGTCCTCTGCATCCGATTCTGTATTGTCTACATTAAAAAAGTCTTCAAGTTTTTTAGTCATCGTTTTTTCGTTCTCTTAGCAGCGGTTCTTGGTTGCCAGTTATTATATATATCTTCTTCAGTGAGTATTCTAAACTTCATACCATGTCTTTGGCACCAAAGCCTACATGCTTCCCACTTGGCCATATTTAACACTACGGCGGCTTTTTCCTGCTGTGTGTTTGCTTCATCTAATCTTGCTTGCTTGCGTGGCTTAACTTCTATAATTTCGCTGATCTTATTACCGGCCTTGTCTTGATACGTAATTAAGAAATCTGGATAATATGTTGTATCTTTACCTGTAAACGGATTGCGATATGGTATGCGTAGACTTTCACTCGCCCATCCTATGACCGCAGGATGATTATCACAGAATCGCATCACTGTTAGTTCCCAACTGCTACGATACTTGGGGCTGTTACTGCCTATATACTTACTTGGGTTAGCAGGAGTAAAGAATCCCTGTGTAAAATTATAAGCCATTTACACTGCCTGTTTGACAATAACAAAAGGTATGTTGTTTTGATCTATATAACCAATTTGACTGCTGTTTGTTCTTGCTTTATTTAATAATGCATACACTTCATTGTCGAATCGAAGTCCGTTTGAATTAACATACTTTAGTAAATCGTCTGTGGACACACCTTGTTCTATACTGATATCATATAACACTTTTGATAATGCCTTGGCTTGATCAACAGCAATACCTAATTTTAATAGTTTGCCGTAAAGTACGTCATATTTAGATGCTTCTAATGCCATAGTTAACCTCGGCCGCTGGCGAGTCTCGCCTTGATTATAGGGTCATCGCCTGTATAAGGAGCCGCATTTGGATCTCCTAATCTATTAACTGCTTGATCGATTGATCTAGTAGGCGACATCGCTGCCGTTTGAGATTGTTTTACACTTTCTGCATTTAAATCTTTGGGAGGAATAGTGTTATTTAATTTAATTTGCTCTTCTACTTGTTTAGCATAAGGGTTGTCTCGATCAGCAGACGTTGCCTGCGGACTACTTGCTGTTGCTTGCTGACTAACGGCCGTAGATGAAGTAATATTTGAATAAGTAACACTTTCATATCGTAGACTTACTTGCCATGTGATTGCTTCGCTGACGGCATAATCTAATGTGTCATGCTGAACGTCTACTATTTTTGGACGCCATAATGTTACTATACTAGGTGTTTGTAGATTTTCTCTATCTGCATCTGCGCCGTAAAATCTAGTAATGACAATTTTATCTATAGGACAATCTTTACCAGTTTCTAACATTCTGATACCAAAGTCGTCAAATCCTTTACGCATGGACTTTGTCTGTGGTGCAAAGTTACCACTGACAATGTTCATATAGTTTTTAATAAAAATTTGAAACCTGTTATCCAATGTATCAGTAAATGAAATACTAATTGGTTCAAAGTTAATTTTAGTGGGAATAGGTTGTCGCACGTTCCATGCGTTTGCTACTTCTGTTTCTATACTATATTTGGGAAGTTCAATCGTGCGGACAGCATCAAATATCAGCCTAGCTGGTGTTTGAAGTTGTCCTATATACTGTGAGCTAAAGATTTCTACTTTAAAATGGAACTTTAGGCGGGCCGCTTTAAGCCCACCTAAGTTATACCATTTCATAGCGTCAGTTAATGCCGCCATGTATTATCCTTATGTTGCAGAGTTACCTGCGCCAATTGGTAATACGCCACTAGTTAATGCGCCCTGTGTAGTGGCTGCACTAACTGCATCACCGTGGATGTCAGCGGCGTCGTAGCGTATTTGTAAAGTGATTTGCATTACGTCACTGGTTGCATAGTTATTTTCACCGTAGTTTACGTTTTGGATGAAACATCCATTTAAACTCCAGCTTTCAATGACTAGCCCTGGTTGACTGCCATCTAGCTGTTCAATTACCATACCAAACTTATAGTCACGTCCTGCTGTTGGAGCACTTTGTAAACCTTGGTTTAATTGTTTTTGTAATTGACTTGCCACATGCTTGGTAACTGTACCGTTGATGTCGTCACGTAAAGTTAAAGTAATTGGTTCCCAACTGTGCTTGCCAGCAAGGTAAGCACGACTGTTGTACGCATCCAAAGTAATTTCATCGTGTGTTAGACTAGGTCTATTTACGCTGACTACGTTTTGTGTCATCTCAACAGTACTACCGTTGTTTCTACCAAAGTCATATAAGTTAACTCTGAATCGATATTGGAGTTTAGGCATCACCATTGCATTAGTGCCTGTTGTTGGAACTCCAAATTGTGTTAAATCTGCCATGTTGTTTCTCCTTCGGCTATGTTATTTATCATTATGATAACTCGCCTGTGTTGACAACACGAACTGGAATGTAAATGAACTCAGCGGCCTTAACTGGCTCAATGGCAACATCAACATATAATTCATTTCTGTCAATTCTGGCAGGTGTGTTGTTTGTTTCATCACAGACAACAATGAAGTCATAGATAGCACGTTTAGCAAGCAATTCGCCTAAGAAACTATCGAAAACTTGTTTTACATTAGCACGAGTGATCTTGTCGTTGGGTTCGAAGATAAACGGACGGGCCAGCGGATCAAAACGCTCACGTAAGTAAGCCAATAAACGAGCAACGTTAACTCTATCTAAAGAACTTGAACCAGTTTGTAACGTCTTCTGGCCGAAAACATAAACACCTTGGCCTGGGAAACGTGCAATAGGATTCAAACCAACTCTGCTACCATCGCCATATAATGTATCACGCTGACCTGTTGTCAATGCTACTGCAATAAATTCGCCTTCGCCGTTGATATAACCTACATTACTTGCATTAGTTACAACACCGCGTGTTAAACCAGCTGGTGCGAACCAAGGATAAGCAACCTGGTCGTTGTATGCATAAGTTCTTAGAACGATGTGACTTGCTGGAACAACAACATCGTTGCCGTTTAAATCTGTTGCTAAACCGCTTGGGTAGTAACAGGCTGCTTGATAAGCACTGCCGCCGCTGACAATTAAACCATCTTCGCCGGTACTGCTTGCATTATTACCACTCATCCAATCGATCAATGTTTGACCTTGTGGTGCTAAACGTAATGGAGTATCTACAATAACAAATGCTGTTTCTTTACGATCTGTATTCAATGATAACATCTCATCAATTAGTTCTGCGTAGCCTGGTGCCGCAATTAATGTGAAGAAGGTCATTTCTTCACGAATTGTTTCATTGCTGGCCACTGCGCTTTGCAATGATTTAACTACTGCGCGGCGTTGCGCTTTACGCAACATATATGGACTACCATCTTCTTTGTTACCGCTAAATGTAAACCATGCTTTGTCGCCTGTAGCAACACCGTTGGCATCTAGTACATCACTGTATTGTTTAACGTTACCCGTTGAAACGATACCGTTCCATAATAAAATACCATTTGGATATAATAACGGATCTGGAGCATTTTCATCTATTGCGGTTGCGCCGCCTGTGCCATTTGAAGTGTCACTTGGTGTATATGTTAAGTCAGCAAATACAACACCATTAGGAGTTGTTTGATCTGTGATATTGCGAGAAACCCAATCACTGCCATCAAATTCATAAATTGCTGGATAATTTTCTACATCACTACTATCAATCCAATAGTCGCCGCTGGCCGGACTACCAGGAGCATTTGAATCGATAGAAACATTGCTGCCTATTGGTTCCCATTGACTATTTGCTTTTACATATAAGTCAACTGCTAAACTAGTATTGTACCACAATGTACCGTCTACTGTTGCGCCCACAGGAGCACTAACACTAGCTTGTTCATCTAATGCACTCCAGTTGCTGCCATCATAGTAGCGTAATTGTACGTTGGCGCTACCGCCTTCTGCTTTAGCATATATTTTACCTGCAGATAATGCACTTGCAAAACCTGCGGTGGCTGCTGAATCATTAGCATAAACTGGAGACGCAACAACTACCCAAGGACTACTGTCTGGAACATTGGCACTTACATATTTTTTAACTGCTAAACTTAAACCATTGTTTGGACTTGTGGACTTTAACCATACATCACCAATAGACGTTGCTGTGGGAATATTATAGTGAGCGGCAACAAAAACTGTGGGAATTGCAGAGTTTGCTGTTGTACAGATTTCCCATGCGCCGGAAATCTTTTTATATACTTGATAACTAGAAACTGCAGAAGTTGCTACAACTGCATAGTCACCGTTGACGCCAATTGAAGTAACAGGAACTACACCTGCAGAACTGACAGTATCAGTTAGATCAGTGACAAGTAAAGGAGTTTTTGCGACCCAGCTATCTGTTCCAGTTGCTGATGCTTCAAAAATACCCCAGCTTGTATTAGCTAAGTCTAACCAGTATGTACCATTAGCAGGAGCACTTGCTGGTTCAATGTCGCTGGGCTCTAATTGTAACAAATCAATGTCTGCACGTAGTACATACGCACGATTAGCAAGACCCAAGTAGCTGTAAGCTGCCATTAATCCGTACTCATTAACTTCTGAACCATGTACTGCTGTACCGTTTACTGTTTTAAATTTTGGTTGACCAAATTGCTCAATAAGTTCACGTTGACTTGTTAGCAAATAAGGCTTGTTGGCATTTGCAGGAATTGTTCCTGTTGCATAGCCTGTGCCACTTACATTGTCTTTGTTAGACTGTGTGGCTAAAATGATTAAAGGAACTGTTCCTTGGCCAGCAGATCCGAATTGACTTTGGTCAATAATCGAAATCTCTACGCCTGGTGATGTTAGTGCCATTTGTTTTTCTCCTCTATAGGTTATACATATTTATACTATTTCGGAGAAACCAGGCTATTTAGCGAAAACTACATTTTTATAGATTCTGGTTGCACCACTGTTTCTACTCGATTAAACAAAGAATCTAATGTAGAGTTATTGTCTAACACATAATCAAACTCTGTACCCACCCACGCTGTTTCGCTGGCATGAACGCCCAGTGCTTTGAGCTTTGCGGCAGCAAGTGCGTCACCTTCATTTGCTTTGGAGGCCATAATATACCAACTAGGCAATTCTCCCCGTTCAACACAAACAATTTTGCCGCCTGCGGATTTGATACTTTTAATCTCGTTGGGAAATCTACAATCGCTAATTACAATGTTATCTTTACTTCTGCGTAATTTGTTTTCTACACTGGCAATCCAAATGTCATCATGAAAGCCTCGTCTGCACACTTCTGTGCCCCAATACTGTAAAACCCAACGTGGAGTTAAATTGGGCATGTTTAAACGTTCACTCCACCATGGATCAACTTGCTCTCTCCATTCACGTGCTTCTTTGGTACGACCTTCCAGCATAACTCTATCCCAGCCAAACACTGCGGATACAGCATCTTTTAATGTATTAGCAAAACTTTCACGACGAAAGCCGTGTACATTTACTAGATAATCTGCAACAGTGTCTTTGCCGCTGCCAATAAAACCACATACGCCGATAATCATTTTAATGTCTCCTCTAACCAGATTTTACATTCAGGCCATTGTCTGTATATATGTGCAAGGCCGCCTGCACGATACCATTCGTCGCAGTTACTTGTTCTGTCATCTATTAAAACATCGCCAGGTTTACAGTGACGCCATTTGTCGTAGCTGAATGGTCCAAAGAACACAGTAATATCAGGATAGTGTTCGTGTGCCCACCATACTTTATCATTGGCAGCATAGGGCATCGTATAGTCATGGGGTAGTGCTGTTAAAAAGAATAATCCACAACCTGTACGGTCTCTGTAATCTCTGCACCATTGAACGAGTTCATCAGCACCTGTCTTTTTAGGAAGGTCGCGATAGAATCGTTGTCGTGTTTGAAGTTTTTGCCAGTCACTGTCGGGAATACGTTCGCCATAATTCCAGTCACGCTTGACCATTTCTCTAGCAGTCTTCATCCAGTCTGCTACTACATCATCCATGTCTAAATATATGTTCATACTAATATTATATAGCAAACAAATCTACTTGTCAACGGTATTTTACTTTTTAGGAGTGGGATTTTCGCCAGTTAATTTTGGTCTGGCAAACCATAACTTAAACCATTCGTCTGTGCCCGGACGAATGTTATTCTTTCGCATGTACTCGCCTTTGTCTGTGCCAATCTCTCCGGTAATAGGACTAGGGGCATTTTTATCAATGCCGGCAAGTTTTCTGAGTTTATCTGCTTCGTTCATTTAACTGAATATCTTTTCCAATCCATCTAATATTTCAGATGAACTACCAAATGGTTGAGTATCGACACCGCCGAAGGCATTAGTTATTATTATGTTTGACTGCGGTAATACTCTAATTTGATTATCTCGTTCACTAAAAGTAAATTTTATAACAACCATCATCGTACTACCTCTAGGACCCAATAATCCTTTATACAACGCCATTCCAAAATTCTTACTTTGTGGATTATGTATTTTAACAGTCAATGTGCGACCATTATCATCTACTTCGGCGTCTGGATTTTTTATTAAAAGTTTTTCTATAATTTTATCTTTAATATTATCCAATTTATAACCAGATATCACTCCAAAGTTTCCTACTCTAGTAAAACCACGGGACTGTTGTGTAGGTTGTTGGGCTTGCTGTGGTTGAGGCTGTGAAGTTTGCTGTGGCTGTGAAGTTTGCTGTGGCTGAGAAGTTTGTGTATGTGTTTCTCCTGGCGCAGGTAATAAATTATCTGTAGAAAATTCCATTATATGATCACCGGTACGTTCCAATGTCTGAACTTGTGGCAATGTCCTCTCCGCAGTAATCACCCGAATAATTAAATTATCTAGTGCTATCAGTCCTGTAGACTCTTTCATCTCTACCCTAGTTATTTTAGTATCGTTCATTTTAACAATAATGATACCTTCTTTATATTGAATCATAGGATTGGGCAATTTATCAAACTTGGGCTTTAGATAATATTTAATATCTGTTATTGCGTTCTTGTATGCAGGTGATGATGTTTGGCTCTGCGCTTTTGCTAGACCTGGAACTGCGGCGGCTGCGCCAGCGGCACCCATTCCACGTAAAAAACCTCGACGATCTATTTCGTCTATTTGTGTTTCTATAATTTCATTAATTTTCATAATATTATCCTATAATAAATCCCAATGGGTCACTGCCGTCTGCATATAGTTTCAAGTCTGCTTCGTTCATTATTAAAGTACTTATCTAGACACGCTTATATGTGCAACAAATGTTCCCACCGTTTTTTCTTGTTGCACTTTTAAATTCAATAGAATTTTTTTAATTAAAGTTATTGTACTTGCACTATTTTCAAAATTAGCAGTTTTTTGTTTGAATTTCAATTTAGGCCAATATTGATCGTACATTTTATCGGTATAAATCATCGGAGGATTTCTATATACCAACGGATGATTATATGCACTTAGTATTAGTTCAGGAGTAGAGCTGTGGAAATAAAATTCCCCATATCGTTTATTTTCCTGGGCCCATATTCTATAAACTATCTCACTGCTTAATATTGGTATGCCATTTGTTATATGTGAGGACATAAACTTATTATACACGGGATTGTCTTTTGCTAAATCCCCTTCGCCTGCAATAATAAATTCTTCTGCAGGAATATGTTTAAAGAGATAAGGAATACAAAGATATGTGGGTTTAAGAATTGACATTATTTTATATGATTCAAATATTACTTCTTCCATACACTGCTGTTCTGTCAAAGAAACAACTATTAATTCCACTGATAATTCTTTAGATATATCTTCAACTACTTCTCTCATCCATCGATTTATTCCCCAAAAGTCTAAAAAATATATCTTACATGGTATACCTAAGAAGACTGCTTCTCTTAAAATAATCTCGCTGTCACGGCCCGAAACACATATAGCCAACGTTTTTTTATATTTTTGATAGATTTTAATTAATGCATTTCTAACTTCAGTTCGATAATCTGAAAAAGTCAAGTCCAATGGAATCATATAATCAAATATAAAATTCTGTGACGACGCTAGTTTATAATCAAAAATTCCAAATTTATAGCCATTGACTGCCCAATAAATATGATTGCCTTTATTGTCATATATTTCTTTATTTTTATAAATGCTTGTCATATCTTAGGTAATGGTTTATTATTAAAATGTTTAGCAAAACAAATTCTATTATTACCTTTCATTCCTCTATTATATTTACTGTATAATTCTTTTTTATCTAGTCCGAAAATAACTGTAGAGCTTGCTTCTAAGTCGTATTGTTTACACCATTCTAATTGTTGATTTCTGTATCTATTAAACACATAATCTGCATTTTGTATTTTTAATAATTCTAATCCAATAGCCGCACTTAATTTATTGATATATCCTGCATTATGATATACTAATAAACTATCACCATCATTCACTTTAGTGAATCTAATGCCTATTCTAAAGTTGTTAACTGGAAAACTCTTACTGAGACTAAAACAAATGTCAGTAATTGCTGGATGAGTAAAATCAAAATCATAATTACCGCATATACCAAAAAAAGCACAATCAAGCAGAACTGGTATATTTAAAGAATAACATTTGTCTAAAAATTCCCTGTTATATAAATGATGTTGATTGCCAGTGTCTGCAAAAGGTAAACTTACTACTACTGCATCGTTACTAGATAACTCGGCGGCGTCTAAGTATGACCATTCAAATCTTGTTTCCCATGATAATCTATGATATAGATATTCTCCTCTAAAACATCGAAATTTTCTCGTACTATGCTTTAAATAAAACTTGTCAAATGCTTCAGATGTTCCGTTAGAATATGCCGCTGTAGTAAATTTTTCAAGTCCATTTATTTTATTAATACTGCTATTAGTTATCCATTGCCGATATGCAGTGATATAATCAGATATCAATGTATCTGAATTTAATAATTTTTCATTTATAACTTTTAAAACTATATTGTTTACTGTAGTTTCTAATACGATATCATATACACATTGTGCAGGAGCTAAAGTTAACCCAATTAAATTTAGTTGCAAAGGCTGTGTCATATTTAATTTATTATTTTTTTATCCAATTATAAATGTGGGTCAACGACTGCAAGTTTACGTAGTTTATCTACTTCGTTCATTTGTAAAGATATGCCGCACCATTGGGCATTAAATATACAACATAATTTCCTATACCGCGTTCTCCCACTTGCGCTTGATGTACTTTCATCATTTTTCCGCCACGTGGTGTTGGACCACCTTTTGACATTACTTTAACTTCATAGGTCTTTCCACCTTGAGTAATTGTAATACCAGCATCTGTTCGATCAACTTGATCGACTGCTTGAAGATTTTGATTTGGCATTTCTGCGCCGGGCTGTGAAGGACGATCAGATTGTACAGATAGTTCTGTGTTTGGTTTGCCAGTTAATCTATTAATGCTTGGATCATCTCCGGGCATGACTCTAGCACTGGCATTGCCCATACTACCAAGGGCGGCAGCACCTAATGCGGCTGTGGCCAAACCCTTACGCCAATTAAGTTCGTTTAATTGTTCTTCCGTTAAAATTTCATCTACTCTCATAATTTTATTCCTTATCCAATTATAAATCCCAATGGGTCGCTACCGTCTGCATATAGTTTCAAGTCTTCTTCTAACTTTTCCATGTCAGTGGCTGCTTCTGATTTTAAGTTATCGCCATTTAAACTCGTGCCGCCTTGTGGGCCTGCAATAGTACTAAACTTACTACGTGCTTCACCTAGTATAAACTTGGCCTGTGCCATGGCATAGTCTTTGATCCAAGGACCACAATATACGTCATTTAATAACTCGTCATCAGCTTTTTCAACAAACGTCCAAAGATACACTTCGTCGTCTGCTCTAAACTTACGATGTATGGATAATATGCGATCTCCAGGATTAAATGTAAAGGTACAGTATGCTCCGAACATACGTGCTAAAAGTTCCCTTCGATCCGCATATAGTTCGTAGTTTAATACACCCGAGAAGTTAGTGTTACTCTGCAATAACATGTTACTCAAATACATTGTGTTGAATGGCTCAAAGTCAACACCAGTACTACTGATGCCCATGGAGCCTGTGTTTCGCAAAAATACATCACGAACATTGACTACTTGTTGCGGCAGTTGATATTCTTGCTGTTCTTTTATAATGTTTAATTTAAGGAACTTCTCGATAACCGCTCTACTACCGCGTTGACGATATTTGCGTAGTGCTTTTGAGATAGCCAAGTCGTAGTGAGCAGAATCCAATTCTACGTCCACCATGCCGCCACCTAGGCGTAATTCTATCTCTTTAATTAATTCGTCTTTGACGCTCATAAGAAAATCTCCCGTTATGTATATTTAGCGGGAGATTTTGGTTTTATTATTTAAAAAAGTAAACAACCCAAAGGTATACCAAATTGTCTATCTTGACTTGCTGATTTTGCAGAGTTCAACGGAACCTTTTGCGACAATCTTGCTGTATTATTGTTAGAAGGATACCAATTTACATACAAATAGATCCACGATCCGGCATAAGCACCATCATACCAGTTTGTAAAATTAAAGTTTTGTGCAGTGCCGTCGCCGCCGTTATTGTGTCCAACTTTTGCCCATTTAACAATATGTGATGGGTCGTCTAACGTATTAATAAAAATCTCTACTGCTTTATGTAATCTATTTTCCAGTACTGGATCTATTGCAACGCCCGCCAATTTAGCCAAATACATAGATGTCATGATTTCATTGAGGGAAGTAAAATGATACCACATAGCCCTATTTCCACGAGTTGTTCTATCTTTGATAGAACCGTCCTCATTGACCAGCGGCAAAATACCTTGCATTAATTTACGAACCAGAAGTGTAGTTGCGGCAACGCCTGATTTGTCAGTAATACGCCTTATTTCCCAATGGTATCTTCCCATACCCAGACCAAAAAATACATCGTCCGGGTCTGGTGTGTTTACGTCCCAAAAATCCAACCAACTCATAATTTTGGAATGTTTAGTTGGCTCATTTTTTTTAGCCCAATCTGATATAAGGCTATATGAAGGCCTAATAGATTCCACCATCTCCATTATAAAGTTATTATCTTGAATGGCGCTTAAATCATTACCCTGCGGGTCTATCCATTGAGTGCATGTGGAATCCCACCCTGTCCTAGGATTCCAACATAGTTTACTGCCTTTAAATGCATCTGCTGCCGCCCAGCGATGAAGATTTGACACCAGCGTCGATTTTAAAGCCGCATCATTTTTTTCTTTTGCAACTGACGAAAAATTGGAAAATGCAATTACAAAATTTTGACTAGAGTCTGCACCGAACACACTTTTAGAGTTGTACCAGTTGCTTGTCAAGCCTGAGAAATTATATACCGGTTCAGCATTTAAAGAATTAAGTGAAGACTGCTCTGTACAAGCAATATCTTTATTTTTAGGTTCGCTGGATTTAACTGATAGTACAGTTCCGACATTAATTACAACATCATAATAAACAAACCCATAAGCACTTACATTGGGAATCGTAAGTTGATTTTTATACGGGTCATAAGAATCCATTGTATTGCCAGGTTTTGCAGGATACTTAGAATCTAAATTAGAGCCGCCTACAGTTAAGATAGGACCAACTGTGATAACAACATCACGGTAAATTATTTCTCCCACCAACACCGCTGGAATAGTTAGTTGATTGTTTACATGATTATATGTGTCTGTGGCATAAACTATAGGAGAGAAAAATGCCAGCAACGATAAAAATAATTCATTAATATATTTCATATTAACCGCCGTTCTTTTTTAGTAGAGGTGCAAAGGGATCAGTTGGTGCAGGTGTTGCTGGTTGAGTAGGCAATGACTTCCCCAGTGCTTCCTGAAAAGGATTTGCCTGAGTTGCCACACTTCCTCCGCCACCGCAGGCAGTTAATGCCAGTGTTAAAATTAAAATTAAATATTTCATTTATAAACTTTTAACAAGATTACATCTGTGCTTATTCGTCCGTTAAGTTTGATCTCTGTGCTCTTAATTCCTTTAAACCATTTCTTAGCGGCAGGCTTACCATTGGCACCAAACTCTTTAAGTTGTTCTTTTGGCTTACGCAGAGTTTTCTGCACACTTGCTGTAGCATCAAAGCCTAGGATAGAACTGTTCTTAACTGTTAATGCACCTGCATATTGGTCTACAATGTAGATGCCCAACTTGCGTGTCTTAGTATTGTACACCCAAAGTTCCTGTGCTGTAAGAATTGTAGTTGGGTCCGCACTTTTAAGAGCCAGTTCTTTAAATTCTTTTGCGTATTTCAATTTAGCCACTACCTTTTCCGGCAGTACTGCTTTCTTTTTACGTGGAGCTTTGCTGGCTTTCTTAACTACATTGTAACTGTTGGCATCTGACAATGCCTGTGCCCACCATTTAACCATGGAAGTAATCTGGCGCTTGCCCAAATGCTTGTATGCTTCTAATACTTGTGCATCTTTGCTGTTGTTAACTTCTTCAAATTCTGAGATCTTTTTGCTGATAAACTCTGTTACAGTTTTAACCTGTACTGCTGGCACATTCATTTGTGTCATCAACTCCACTAGTTTGGGTTCGCCTTTGAACTCTGCAATAAAGTCATCAAAGCGACCTTCTAGTTCTCCCAAGAACTCTGACGTCTTTTCTGCCATGCGTTCTTGTATGTTAAACTTTGGCTTGTCATCTACTGCAACTTCTGCAACTTGGGAAGAAGTATCAACTCCTTTGTCTGCTTGTTTAAGTTGTTTGACCAATGTGCGTAGTGTGCCAAATCGTAGTGCTAATCCAACACGACCTGCTCTTAGCGCAAAGCCAACTGTGGTACCGGGCCAAATGTCGCCGCGTTTAACTGCGTCTGCTACTTTTTGGCGACGTGGATTTCGTGCAAGGAATAGGCTTAGCCATTCTGCACTTTTCTTTTTGTCTTGTGTGTGGGCATACCAATTAAGTGTACGCATGACCTGTGTCTTGTACTCACTATCGGTCCAGTCTTGTTGTTCTTCTATGCTGGGGTAAGTGGGCTCCTCGCCAACATACTTGACATCTACTTCTCGGTAAACGATTGTTTTGGCTGGAGGCTCAAAGCGCCATGCCAATTTATCTGTGCTTGTTTGTTTAACTGCTTTTTTGGTGGCCATACTTGCTCCTAGTAAAAATGTAATTATACACTAACTTCTATTTTGTGTCAATTGCCCTACGTAACAGAAGTTCCTGTTTTGAGAAAGCGTCAATTTCCCAAGGCATGTCCAAATACTTTGTTTTTTTGCTGTAGCGTTTACCTTTCCAAATTCTAGCTTCATTTGGGAGGAATCTCATTTGTCCTTTGGCCAACTGTTTAACATGCACCATTTCGTGTGCTAAAGTACTGGCCATTTCCATCATTGTAAATGGAGTAAGACGTTTTGGTGGTTTAAGCAGGATCATCATGCAGTCTGCTATTTCTATGTTCATTGTAGCACCTTGAAAATCATCTTCCAAGTCTTTGGTGACTTTTACTAGAACCGCTCGTTTGCTGTTAACCAGTCCCAGCTGTTTAATAAATGACGGCATCAACGTATCCAAAAACTTTTTAATTTTTGGACTGTCGGCGTCCACATCATATTCCATCATAACCACTCCAATTTGTGTGTATAGTGTATTATACTATAGACTTCAATTTGTGTCAATTAAACCAGAATTTTCTCCGTATAGCCAATTAAAAGTTATAGGTAAATAGTATTACTATGCCAAGACTAAGCCTGTGGAAACCTGAGAAAACTAACGACTACCATTTCATGGATAGACTTATCCGAGAACAATTTTTGGTAGGCGGTACTGGCGTGTTGATCCACAAATATTTACAACCAGCTGATCAGGGTGCCAGCAATGATCCAACCAAGCCTAACTATAGAGCTGATGATATATTAAACGAAACTAAGATACAAGACTTGTTGTTTTTAGAAACTCGTGATAGAATTTATGATCCTGATATCTACGAACTTCGTGGAGTTTATAACGTAGGTGATCAAGACTTTGACTTAACACAATTTGGATTGTTCCTAAGTGCTGATACTATCTATATTACCTTTCATACCAATGACATGATCGACCGTATGGGCCGCAAACTCATGGCAGGAGACGTACTAGAACTACCGCATATTCGCGATGATTTGTTATTGGATGAAACTAGACCTGCTATCAATAAGTTTTACGTTATTCAAGATGCTAGTCGTGCCGCAGAAGGTTTTAGTCAGACTTGGTATCCTCACATTTGGCGTATCAAGGCCAGTCCTATGACTGATGCTCAAGAATACAAAGATATTTTATCACAGCCTGCCGACAATGGAGTCGACACATTAAAAGATGCATTGAGCACGTATCAAAAAGAACTGGAAATATCCAAAGCTATTATTGCTCGGGGTGAACAGCTTGCGCCCACTATCTTAGATGATGGCAGTAATATATTACAAAACACAACCAAGCCTTATCAAGCAGATGCTGATCCAACTTACAATCACGGAGAAGCATTGGACTCGGGTCTAAGTTTCCCTTTAACTCCAAAGCAGGGAGATTTCTTTTTACGCACAGACTACAGGCCCGCGGCATTGTTTGCTTATCGTGGAACACGTTGGCAACGTATGCAAACTGACAATGGACCAGTTGACCTAAGAGACAAAGTTCTTAATGCCGCTGGCTTTATCAATAATACTGCTACCACGGTTGTTGGTAATCAAGAATTCCCAGAACGTCAAGCATTGAGTCAAGTAGTATTACCTAAATCAGATTTTTAATTATGCAACAATATTTTTATGATGAACAAATTAGAAAATACCTAACGCAGTTTATGCGTATACTAGGAGGATTTTCAGTTAAAACTGGCAAGGACAGAAACGGCAACGAAAGTTATATTCAAGTGCCTGTGCGCTACGGCGACATCAATCGTATGGCTGCTCACGTTTTAAAAAATCAAAGTGAGAACATGATTAACACAGTACCGTTTATCAGTTGTTATGTCACTGATCTACAAATCAGCGCAGAACGTAGAAGTAATCCCACACACGTTAGTAAAGTGCAGGTCTATGAAAAGAAAGTTGATCCCACAACTGGAGATTACATCGAAGGCGAAGTGGGCAATACGTATACAGTAGAACGCTATATGCCCGTGCCCTACGACTTAACAGTACAAGTAGATATATGGACTAGTAACACAGATCAAAAGCTACAATTAATAGAACAATTACTGGTATTATTCAATCCCAGTATTAACCTAAAATCCAACAGCAATCCTTTTGACTGGAGTAACTTAACCTACACTGAATTAGTAAACGTTATATGGAGTGTGCGTCAAGTTCCTCAGGGCACAGATGACATCATCGATGTTGCGGCATTAAATTTTAACATTCCTATATTAATTAATCCTCCTGCTAAAGTTAAACGTCAAACTCTTATTCATACAATATTAAACGAAATTAAAAAATTAAAAGAAGAAGATCCATTGGATTGGATTGAAGATGATCCTATACCAAACAAACAATGGGTAGTGGTTACATTTGAAAATTTAAAATTGCAGGTCAGAATAGAAGGCGATCGTGCTACGCTGTTAAACAAAGCAGGTGGTCTCACTGACGAGGACGGTAACTTACTAGCATGGGAAACGTTATTAACACCTTTTGGTGATTTAAGATTAGGTATTAGTAATCTGCGTCTACGACGAGGCAGTGATCCCAGTGACCCCAACAACGACATTGTTGCCACTGTGGCAGAAATAGACGCAGATAATCCCAATGTCGCTGTGATAGATGTTGATCAAGATAGTTTGCCCAGTGCTAGTTTAGCGGCTATCAATGCAATCATTAATCCTAGTCGTGTTGCTCCTGGAAGAAATTTGCCTGCGGCAGCAACCGGGCAACGTTATCTAGTATTAGAAGATGTGCCTAATAATAATTTCTGGGGTGTAACAGATGCCAAGGCCAATGACATTATACAATACAACGGCAGTAACTGGATTGTAAGTTTTAATTCATCTGCTAATACTGGTGCCATTGTATTAAATACAACTACTGGAATATTGTACGAGTGGCGATCAGGTCAGTGGATTAGTGTGTTCGAAGGCACATATCAAAACGGATGGTGGAGAATTTATCTTTGAAACAGTTTAGAGGTGTTGGGGCTATTATAGTCAGCGAAGACTCAGGCAGAGTTATGACAGTGTTACGCAGTCCCCAAGAAAGCTATCCTAACACGTGGACGTTTGCCGGCGGTAAAGTTGAAGCCGAGGAATCAGAAATCAACGGACTACGCAGAGAGTTACAAGAAGAACTTCATCTAACTAAAATAAAAAAAATAATACCTTTGCACAGATATCAAAGTCGAAGTAAAGATTTTGTCTATGATACCTTTGTAGTGTTAGTTAACAAAGAATTTATACCCGAGCTTAATTGGGAGAATGCTGGTTATGCATGGACTAGCATAGACAGTTTACCCAGCCCGTTGCATCCAAAAGCAAGACAAATGATTAGTTCTAGCAGACTAATTAAAAAATTTAAAAACTTCTATAGTTGGATTGATAAGAAGAATGTCAGCAGAGATAATTCCATTCCCGAAAAAGATAAAACTACAACGATTTAAAAGCGTTGATTTATATCATTGTTGGGATCGTCGATTAGACAATCCTTTGTTGAACAGTTTGTTCAAACAGGAAGTCAGTTACGCAGAACGTTGGTACTTGCAGACTGTGCATCTTCTTAACATGGAATTAGTCGAGCACCCGCTAATAATAACTTTAATGGCAGATAATACTTTGTACTCTCTAATCGATCTTATTAAGAAAGATTTAGAAATTCAGAAATCTGTGGAAGATGATGTTACTGTGGCCGCAGATTATAATCTGATTAGACTTAACAAGTGGCTGGTCAAGTTTCAAGGTCTACTTCAATACCGTCGTCGACTTTATAACTCTTAGTACCAAGATGGCCTAACTCGCAGGTTGTTTGTACATCAAGCCAAATATCCGTGCTGATACATTTTCTAAAAAACTCAATGTCTTCACCTGTGTAGTGACCGTCATAGTAGCCTATTTCAAACCAAGGTTGTTTAATTTTCTTAAACACTGGAGTTTTGATTAAACAAAAACCTAGGCCCATTGCTGCCACTTTGATGTGACTGTCTGTTTGTTCATCGCATCGTATATGCGTATCCCAAGCGTCGATTTCTGTCCATGCTGTTGTGATAAACGGAGCGACACGTTTGCTATAAGCGGCACCCACAATGTCCTCATCAAAATCTAATAAATTAATTACATGATATGGTTCAAATTCCATGTCACTGTCAATAAACATAACATGAGTTGCTTCCCATTCTTGTGCTGACTTAACTAACTCGTAACGCTGATTTACAATTAAAGTTCCTGGACTTATAAAAAGTTTATTATCAATTTCTAATTCAGCTAATATACTAGCAAGATTGTACAAGCAAAAGCTAGTCGCAGTGTGCATCTGGTCCCTGGCTGGTATACATATTGCCAACTTTATTTCAGAATATTTGTTTGTCATTTAATTTTCTTTAATAATAATTTCTTAGATGGGGCTTGTTCTTTAGAGTTAGATTCAGTTTGAGTTGGCTCTGGAGCCGAAATTCCAATTTCCAATTCAGCGTTGACTGTGGCAACTTTAATTGCATTTGCTAATTTAACACAAATTTGTGTGGACTTAATGTATAAGTCTTCGGGTAGCTTGACCATCTTACTCATAGTTTCCACAGTAGGTCTGCCAAATGTTAATAATTCAATTGCGGCTTGTTTGCCTAAAAAGTTAACCCAATAGTCTTGTTCTGTGGATTGCCAATCAGTGACTGCATTAGTTAATTTAGTAGTATCTTGTTGATCTAAAATTTGTAGCAATTTTAATTTTTCTTCATCTAGACATTTCTTTTCAAATGTTCTAGTTTCAGTTTCTAAATCGCTGTCAATTTTTCTAACTCTATTAATTGTGTCAATAATAAATCTAGCATATGCAGATCCTAGTTGAGAATTAAAATTTTCTGTTTCAAATTCACTTAATACATGATAAGGACATGATTCAAATAATTCTTCAAACTTATCTGTGCTTTTTGCGCTTGTTTTTTTTGTGGCCATAAAAAATACCTCGAATGTTGTTCAAGGTATTTATATATGCTATTCTTAGTTTAATAAGCGTAAGGTGTAGTCTGTCCACCAAATCGCGAACTTAATGTAATTTGAGTTGATGCCGCTTGGCCGACAAAGCCGCCTAAAGTTCCGCTTAATGAAATGTTTTGGCCGGCACCTGCTGCCACGTTCGTGTAAGCCTGTTTAACTCGACCCATTACAATCTCTGTTCCTGTTGCTGGTAATAACGCCATGTGAAATCTCCTGTGTATTTTATTTATCTATTTCATTTAATATGAGCCGCCATCCACGGTCATATCGTCAATTCCTAGATTAGTTCTAGCCGCTGGCGCAGTACTTGCACCAGTTCCGCCATATGCTATACCAATATTTGTAGCAGTCCATGTTCCAGAAGTAACTGTGCCTAAACTTGTAATGGTTGGCAATTGTCCACTAGTTATATTACTATTAGTAGTTAAAATTCCATAGTAGTTAGTTCCATTGGTTGTTAATTCCCAATTGTCACTGGTTTCATTCCAACGTAATACTACATTAGCATCGTCACCTCGTTCAATTTCAAAGCCTGCGTTTTCGCTGGCAGCACCTGTGGCATTGCTATTAAGAATAACAATATTATCTGCTAAATTGATTGCTTCGGTGGAAATTGTAGTAACTGTACCATTTACAGTTAAATTGCCGCCGATTGTGGCATTTCCGCTGGTTGTTAATGAAGTGATGCTTAAATCTGCTATGCTAGTGTTACTAGCGGCGGTTAATCTACCATCATCGTCTACTGTAAACGTAGGTATGTTTGTACCGTTGCCGTATGTTCCAGCGGAAACAGTGGTGGCACTCAGAGCTGAGTCACCGACCGCATTTGTTGCTAATGTGTAAGAACTAATCCGAGTTAGGGCCATCTAGTATTATCCAATTGTTACAATTATTGTTACAATTATTTATCCAAAAAGAAAGGATCCCTAAAGATCCTTTCTGTGAGTGCTATAATAAAATTATAGTCCTGGCTTACCGCCTAATTGTGCTTCTAGAACACGAACTTTGGCACTTAGCTCTTTTACAGCTTCGATTAACAATGCTGTTAGCTTGTCATACTTAACTGTTTTGTAGCCTGCATGGGCACTATCACATACCAACTCTGGAATAACTGCTTCAACTTCTTGAGCAATAACACCGACTTGCTTAGTATCAGTTAGGCCTAAAGCAAGACCGTCTTCGTTCCAGTCATATGATACACCACGAATTGCTTCGACTTTTTCTAGTGCGTTTTCGATAACTTCGACGTTGGTCTTTAAGGCTGCATCAGAAGCATACGCTGTGATCTCACCACCAACAAACAATGCGCCACTTGTACCAATGCCACCATAAACTATCAAAGCACCAGTTGTTTTGCTTGAAGAAGCTGTTGTGTTTGTAATGGTTACTGCACCAGAGCTTGTTAAGGCTGTTAGTGTACCAACGCTAGTTAAACTAGAAGCTGTTACGCCACTTGCTAATGTCGCACCACTTAATGTACCAGCGGCTGCTGTTACAGTAATATCAGCACTACCGTTAAAACTTACACCGTTAATATTACGTGCAGTTTGTAATGTAGTAGCTGTACTTGCGTTACCAGTTAATGCGGCTGTGATTGTACCAGCTGTAAAGTTACCACTTGCATCACGTGCAACAATAGCACTTGCTGTGTTAGCATTTGTAGCTGTTGTAGCTGAATTACTTACTTTACCAGCTGTAGCGATTGTTGATAATTTTGTATCAGCAATACTACCAGCTAACATTGTGTTAGTAACTGTGCTAGTATCTGTAGTGTAAACACCGTTGGTCACTGAGGCTGCATTACCAGTTGTTGAACTAGATGTTGTAGCATTACCAGTTAAAGCACCAACAAATGTCGTTGATGTAACACTAGTTAAACCAGCAATAGTTGTTGCACTTGCACCTAATGCAATCGCTGTGCTACCAACTGTAACGCTAGAGTTAGCCAAATTAGCATTGCTAATTGCGGCAGTTCCGGTTAGGTTACTGTTAGTTAAACCACTAATTGTATTGCTACCTGCGGCAATAGTTTTGTTTGTTAAAGTCTCAGTGCCAGTCAAACTTGCAAAAGTTAGATAGGCTGAGCCATCGTTTGTAAATTGCCAGACGTCACTGGCTTCATACCAACGAATTTGAACTGCGGCGGAATCACCGCGCATTACACGAATACCTGCGTCTTCTGTTGGTGTACCAGTTGTAAAGTTACTGTTTAAGTCAATAAGGTTATCTGCTAAACTAATTGTTTCACTGTTAACCGTAGTTGTTGTTCCGCTGACTGTTAAGTTGCCGCCAACTACTACATTTCCAGAAGTTTCTAAATTATCATTAATATAAACTTTTCCTGTGCCTGCGCCAGTTAATGTTAAATCTGTGTTTGCAGTCTTGCTTGATAAACTATCAACAGCAATTGAATTTGAGAAAGAAATAGCATTGCCATCACTACTTGAAATATTTTTACCAGCAGTAATTTGCATTGGGCCTTTAACACGAACAACTCCTGAACCGGCTGGTAATAATTCAATATCACCTGTACCGCTTGTGCTTAACACTAAGTTTTGATTAATATCGCAACTAACAACAATGTCGCCGCCATCTTCTTCTAAAACTTTCTGTCCGTTAACATATAAAGAACCTGGACCTACATAGATATCTCGCCATTGTTTACTTGGACTACCCAAGTCATATGTAACATCAGTGGCAGGAAGAATACTGTAAGTGACTGCTGCCAATACTGTTGACATTCTACTGTCAACGCGAGCATCACGGTAGCTGACTTCAACTACTGTGCCTGCGCTGTTTTTCATAAACACTTTACTGTCTGCTGTGTTTAAAGCTAATTCACCTGCGCTAAGTTGATTAGCGGCTGGCGTAGAACTTGCTGTACTACTACGCTTGTGTAAAATTGTATTTGCCATTTTTAAATTTCCTTTTTATGGGTCAGGACCACCTTGGGTCGCCCTGTGGGTCAAGTTAACTCAGTTAACGCCCAGCGAGTCAAGAATGGGGAATTTCTTCCCCATTCGCTCTTAGTAAGAACCACCATCAATACTGACGTCGGTATCCAATGTTATACCTAAGTCTACTAAAGCATAGCTATCATCAGCAACATTCAAGAACTGTAAAGTTCCAGAATTGTTTTTAATGTATATGCTACCAAATGTCATTTTACCTGAACCAGATACATAAACATTACTAAACGCTTTGGCAGCACTACCCAAGTCATAAGTGTTAGTAGTTGCTGGAATAATGTTACTGTTGAAAGTACCGTTACCCATCAATGTTTTAACACGAGTGTCAGTATAGTAGAAGTTTGAACTACCTTCTGCAACATCGTCTGAGCTGTTAGGTGCTGGACTGAATACACCAGTTGAGAAGTCAATAACTTCAACAATTTCACCAGCTTGTGGAGTACCGCCAAGTGTTAATGTTGTTCCAGCTACGCTGAATGTATCACCAGCTTGTGGAACACCAGAAACAGTAACGATTAAGAAGTCACGTCCTTCAGGAGCATTGGCCAATGTAAAACTTGCGCTTGAACCATTGGCTGTAAAACGTCCTCTACGCATTTGGAATCCGCTCATAGAGCTTGGTTCGAAAGCACCTGCTGTGGCATTCCAACGTAGTGTATCTTGGTCTATTACTCCGGCCAAGTCTACATCGCTCAAGTCGCCAATACTACGATTACTTAAATCGCTGACTTGACCAGTTACGTTACCTGTTAGGTTACCAGTTACATTACCTGTTACATTACCTGCAACATTACCTGTAACATTACCAGTTAGGTTACCTGTTACATTACCAGTTACTGCTCCAGTTAGGTTACCTGTTACATTGCCAGTTACTGCTCCAGTTAAAGGACCAGCAAATCCAGTAGTAGAAGTTAATACACCTCCAGCAAATGTTAAACCAGCACTATCGCTTAATAAGCCAGCTGTTCCAGCAAATGTAACACGAGTTGCTGTTAATGAACTTGCTGTTAAGTTAGTAGATGCTACACCAACTACACTTAATGTGTTAGTTGTTGTGTTAAATGTCATATCAGCATCGTCTACTAAAGCTCCATTTGCGCCGGCAAATGTAACGCGACCGCTTGTTAAGTTACCTAATTCAAAGTTTGTTACGCTAAGTTTTGGAACACTTAAAGTTTGTGTAGCTGTATTGTAAGTTAAGTCAGTGCTGTCAGATTGTAAGCCGCCAACGCCTGAAAATGTAACACGGCCACTTGTTAAGCCACTGTTTGTGATACTTGTTGAAGTAACTGCTGTTGCACTAACATTAGTTGTTGCTAACGTATTTGTGCCAGTGTTAAATGTTAACGTACTTGTATCAGCTAACAATCCGCCTGCGCCTGCTACTGGAATACGTCCGCTTGTTAAATCGCCAACTGTAATTCCACCAGTTACCATATCATCAGCAGTAACATTAGTTGTTGCTAATGTATTTGTACCTGTGGTAAATGTCAATGTACTAGCATCACTTAATAAGCCAGCTGTGCCAGCAAATGTAACACGAGTTGCTGTCAATGAACTTGCTGTTACAGTAGTCGCATCAACTGCGCCTTTGAATGTTGTAGCAGTCACGTCACCTGTTACAATAACTGGTTTGTTGATATCAAAACTTGTTGTTGCGTGAGCATACGAAATTGTAGCATTAGCACCATCAATAGTAATACCAGCACCGTTGGCAGCTGCCGATGTAGCAGAGCCTTTGGCCAATGTCAAGTTCAAGTCAGCAACGTCAACTGTAGTTGAATTTACGCTTGTAGTTGTACCGTTAACTGTTAAGTTACCACCAACTATTACATTGCCACTTGTTGTTAATGTTGTTAATGTTGTAGCACCTGTTACACCTAATGTTGTACCTAGAGTAACTGCGCCTGTTGCATTAACAGTTGTTGCTGATACTCCTGCCAATGTTGTAGCACCAGTTACACCCAATGTTGTTGTAACACTTACACTACCTGGGGCAATTAATGCGCTTGGCAATGATAATGTTGCCGTATCGGCAGTAACAGCGGTTGTAATTTGATTTGCTGTACCAGCAATAGTAAATGTGTCTGCTACAAGGTCAACTGCTGTAGAACCTGTGTCACCATCAACTGTTAAGATAATGGCAGCACTAACTGCATCATCAACATATTTCTTAGTGGCAGCGTGTTGGTCTGCTGTTGGATCTACTACGTTGATAATCTTGTGAGTTGAAGCATCAATAAAGTGTCCAGCACCTGGATCCAATGTAATATTACCAGTGGCATTAATACCTAAAGTTGTACTAGCAGTAATAGAGCTTAGACCTGTTACGGTGCTTACAGACAATCCACTTGCTGTTAAAACGTTTGTTGTTGCATCGTATGTCAAAGAATTATCATCAGCAATAGCACCGCTTGCGCCAATAATAGCAACACGACCCGATGTTAAACCACTGGATTTTAGTGTTGCACCTTCAACTGTTGTAGCACTAACTGTCGTTGTTGACAATGTGTTTGTTCCAGTGTTGAATGTCAATGTACTAGCATCGCTTAGTAAGCCACCTACGCCAGCAAATGTAACGCGAGTTGCTGTTAAGCCACTGTCTGTTACGCTGGTAGAAGTAACTGCTGTTGCACTAACGTTTGTTGCTGTTAATGTGCTTGTGCCGGAGTTGAATGTTAAACCAGCACTATCACTTAATAATCCAGCTGTGCCCGCAAATGTAACACGAGTTGCTGTTAAGGTTCCTACTGTTACACCAGCTGTAGTAGTTAATGTATCAGCACTGATATCTTGTACACCAATATCGCCTGCGTTAAATGCACCGTTGGCATCACGCATAACAATAGTGCTAACCGTGTTATTCGGAGTAGCATTGCTTGTTAATGTAACAACACCTGTGGCAGCATTTACACTTAAACCACCGGCAGCTACAACACCAAAACTTGTTACACCATCGTTGTTGAATGTAATCGCATCTGTTATAGCATCAGCAGTAATACTAATTGCTGTACCACCAACCAATGTTAATGTGTCATCACTTTGATCTGCTGTAACTGTTGTTTGTCCGCTGATTGCAACATGTTTGAATGTTGGTAAACCGCTGTTAGCAAAAGTAATTGTTTTAGTTGTATTGTCTGTGTCAATAGTAACACCAGTGCCGGCAACCAATGTCAATGCTTCAGTGTTGCTAGCGGCTGCAACTGTTGTTTCGCCTGCAACAATAATACTCTTGAATATAAATTGATCACTACCTTTGTCACTGTTACTAACAACCGGAGTTGCTCCTTCACCTGAGCCATTTGTTATGCTAATACCAGATCCATCTGAGATCGAAGCAACATAATTACCAGTTGTATCTGTACCTAATGCCACGCTGTCGGCAGCAATAGTTGTAGCAAAACTAAGATTGCCACTACCATCAAACGTGCCTGACACGCCAGTAACATCACCTGTTAAAGTAATTGTTCTACCAGTGGCCCATGCAGTTGCTGTACTAGCATTACCTGTTAATGCGGCTGTGATTGTACCAGCAGTAAAGTTACCGCTGGCATCACGAGCAACTACTGTACTTGCTGTATTTGCATCAGTGGCATTACTAGTAACAGTTACTGCGCCAGTTGCACCACTGATAGTTAAACCAGTACCGCTGACTGCGGCACTTGTTACACCACTGTTGGTAAATGTAACTGTGTCGGTAGCATCGTTAGTAGTAATTGTTAAACCAGTGCTACCAGCAAAAGTAACTGTGTCGCTTGCTTGGTCGGCAGCTACAGTAGACTGTCCAGAAACTGCAACATTTGAGAATGATTGAGCACCTGGAACACTGAAGTTTAAAACATTGCCAGCATCATTATATGTTACTGTAACGTTGGTGTGTGTACCATTAACAATCATAGAGGAAGCGGCATCCATTGCGGCTTCATTGAAGTCTGTAACTTGGCTACTGAGTATACTAATTTGACTTTCGTTGGCTGCTGTTAAACGGCCTTTGGTGTCAACTGTAAATACAGCAACTTTATCTGCGGCACCATAAACACCGGCTGTTACTGCTGTGTTTGCTAATGTAGATGCAATTTGTACGTTTGCGCTACCGTCAAACATTACTTCACCAGTGACATCACTGGTCAATTCAATCTTACGAGCAGTTCCCAAGGAACCATCAAGATTTGCTGACAATGTAGCTTTAGTACCAGTGAATACTTCACTGTTATTAGAAGCCGCTGTTAATAATTTGTAAACACCGTCTGTTGTGTCATAACCAAAGAAACCAGTTCTTTGTTGACCACTGTAGTATTTGAATTCAATACCACGTGCTTTGCCGTCGTTGCTTACGTAAGTACCTTGACCAATTGTAAACACTGGATCAACGACAGTTGTTACTGTAGATTCTACAGTTGTTGTTCCACCTAAAACTGTTAGTGTACCAGTAATTGTTACGTCTTGTCCAACTGATAAGTCACCACTGATAATACTGTTACCAACAACATCTAGTGCTTCTGCTGGTGTAGGATTATTAACACCAACTCTGTCTGTTGTTGTGTTGACAAACAATACACCACTGGCAACATCTAAATCACCTGTTGTTGTAACTGCTGTAAAGTCACCAGTACTTGGTGTTGAATTACCAATTGCTGTTCCGTCTATTGTACCGCCATTAACATCGATTCCAGTAAATGAACTTGTACCAGTACTAGTTATATCACCTGTTACGTTACCTGTTAGGGCACCAACAAAGTTAGTATCAGCAGTAATTACTGTACCAGTAATCGCTGCCGGTGCTGTACCGCCAATGATTGCGCTGTCAATAGCTCCGCCATTTACGTCAATGTTAGCAAAAGAGCTTGAACCTGCGCTTGTTATATTACCTGTTACGTTACCTTGAACGTTACCTGTTAAGTCAGATGTGATAACTGTGGCTGCAAAATTGCCGCTGGCATCACGAGCAACTATTGTACCAAATGTATTCAATGCTGTTGCATCACTGGTAACAGTTACTGCACCAGTTGCGGCATTGATAGTTAAACCAGTACCTGATACGGCAGCACTTGTTACACCGCTGTTAGTAAATGTAACTGTGTCTGTGCCAGCAGTTGTAGTAATTGTTAAACCTGTGCTACCAGCAAATGTCAATGTATCTGTTGCTGTATCTGCTTCAACATTATCTTGTCCACTGACTGCAATAGTTTGGAACTTGTTAGCACTATCTAAACTAGAGCTTAAAGCACCTGTTGTGTCATTATATGTAAATGTAATGCCGCTGTGTGTACCAGCTAAAATACTAGCAGAAAATGTGTCTTCAACTGCTTCTTGGAAATCTGTAACTGCTGTGCTTGGAATTGCAATACCAACGTTACTCGCGCTGGTAATAATACCTTTTGCACTAACTACAAACTGTCCAACTTGTGTTGTGCTGCCGTATGTTTGTGCTGCCACACCACTGTTGGCAAGGGTTGTTGAAAGTTGTACGTTTGCACTACCATCGAAACCAATTGTACCTGTAACATCACCAGTTAGTTGAATGTCACGTGCAGTGGTAAATCTACCAGTCAACGAAGTTGCTGTAATTACACCTGCGCTGAAGTTACCAGAACCGTCTCTGATAACCAATTTATTTGCTACACTATTACTGGTTGCATCTGCTGTAAACGTAATTGCATCAGTGGCAGCATCAGTGGTAACTGTTATACCAGTACCATTAACAAAAGTTAATGTTGCTTCTGCTGTGTCTGCTACTACATTGGTTTGTCCAGTGACCGCAATAGTTTTAAAATTTCTTAAAGCGGCAATCGAATTGTCGACATATGCTTTATTTGCCGCTTCTGTATTCGCGGTAGGGGTTGTAACGGTAACAGTTCTACTTGTTAACGTGAATACATCTGCGATTTCCGTTCCAGTTATTCTGAAATCCGGATCTATCGAGATATTCTTGATTTTTGTTAGTGCCATCGATTATTCCTTAAGGGTTTGATTAATCTATATGTATTTACCTGAAAGCGAATATTCGGTTTAAATATACCTCGAATTTTTGAAGTCAAAATGTGTGTTTTTTAAAATTAAGTAGAAACCACCTATACCTGAATTAGGATTAGCAATTACATTATAATTTCCCAAATTTATCGAAGTTCTGCCCAATTGACAAGACCGCCGTTATAGCCGTTGTCTGTGGTTATCTTGTATTTGTGCCCTGGTGGAACAACAAATGAAAACATTGTGTAACCTGCATTGGGAGAGCCTAATGATAATAGTACGTCTGCAGAACTAACACCAACTAAAACTCGTAGTAGTCCCATGCTTCCACCACCGCATCCAGCTGAAATCATAATAGGAAGGCTAGTACTATTAGTGTACTCAGTGTCAAACGCCCTAGAACTTGTCATATCTTGCCAACTTTGATTAATACCCAAGGAGCCTGCACCTGCTAAAAGATCATTGCCGTTGCCTGTATCACGGATGGTCTTGCCTGTCGGAATGTAGAGATCACCGTCTGGGGCAAAGACCCACTGTGGTGCTAGGACACTGATGGTAAATGTGGCAGTGCCGCCGCCACTGGTCACTGTTATAGTGTCGTTGGCAGTGTATCCTTCCATTAGACCCGATACAATAGCAATGGCAGTGGCAACACCAGC